AAGCAGTCTGATAGCAGTACTCCTGTTTTAGACAACTTTAGTCGAGACTTAAATAAACTTGCAGAAGAAGGTAAGTTAGACCCTGTTATTGGTCGTGACAAAGAAATTTTAAGAATTGCTCAGATTTTATCTCGTAGAAAGAAAAACAATCCAATTATCATTGGTGAACCTGGTTGTGGTAAAACCGCGATTGTTGAAGGTTTAGCTATGAAGATTGTAAGTGGTGAATGTCCCCGTAATTTAGTGGACAAAAGATTAGTTAATCTTGACTTAACTTCAGTTGTTGCAGGTACAAAATACCGTGGACAGTTTGAGGAAAGAATGAAAGTGATTATTGAAGAACTTACTGCAAACCCACAAATCATTGTGTTTATCGATGAGGTACATACCTTGGTTGGTTCAGGTAACTCTTCAGGTTCAATGGATGGTTCTAATATCTTCAAACCAGCGTTGTCTCGTGGTGAGATTCAAATTATTGGAGCAACAACTCTTGATGAGTTCCGTAAGAACATCGAGAAAGACGGAGCATTGGAACGTAGATTCCAAAAAGTAATTGTGGATGCGTCTACCGTTGACGAGACAATCCAAATCCTTAAAAATATACGTGATAAGTATGAGTCTTATCACAAAGTGACTTATAGTGATGAAGTAATCGAAGCTTGTGTTAAATTGGCTGACCGTTACATCACAGACCGTGAGTTCCCTGATAAGGCATTTGATATCTTGGATGAGGTTGGAGCTCGTATGCAAACCGAACTTAAAGTTCCTGAATCTATTGAACTTTTGAAGAAAGCAGCTGCAGACATTAGACAACAAAAGATTGATGTTGTTAAAAAACAAAACTACGAACAAGCTGCTCAGTTGAGAGACAAGGAGAAAAAAGTGTTGGATAAATTAGAATCTGAAAAACGTAAGTTTGAAGATTCTATGTTGGAAAACAAACAAACTATCTCATTGGATAATGTTTATGAAGTTGTTTCAAACATGGTTAAAATCCCTGTAAATAAGATGAGTGTTGATGACACTAAGGCTTTATTGAACTTGGATAAAGAGTTAATCGGTAAAGTAATTGGCCAGGACGCAGCAGTTGTTAAGATTGCAAAGTCTATCAAGAGAAACCGTTTAGGTATCAAAGACCCGAACCGTCCGATTGGTTCATTCGTGTTCTTAGGTTCAACTGGTGTTGGTAAAACTCACTTAGCTAAGCAATTGGCGAAAGAGATGTTTGGTTCTGAAGATTCTCTTATCCGTGTGGATATGTCTGAGTACCAAGAGAAACACAGTATCTCTAAATTGGTTGGAGCTCCTCCAGGTTATGTTGGATACGAAGAAGGTGGTTTATTGACTGAAAAAGTTAAGAACAAACCATATTCAGTTATCTTGTTTGACGAGGTGGAGAAAGCTCACAAAGATGTGTTTACCATCTTACTTCAAATCTTGGATGACGGTCACGTTACAGATAGTTTAGGTAGAAAGATTAATTTCAAGAATACCTTAATCATCTTAACTTCAAACTTAGGTGTGAAGAAGTTACAAGACTTTGGTACAGGTATCGGTTTCTCTAACAGCCCTTACGCTAACGAGGAAGCAAAAAAAGAAGTGTTAATGAAAGAGATGAAGAAATTCTTTTCTCCTGAATTTATCAATCGTATCGATGATACAATTGTGTTCAACTCATTAACCCCTGAGGACATCAAGAAAATCACTGTGATTGAATTGGCGAAATTAGGTAAACGTCTTAAGGACATGAAGTACACTTTAAACTTTGATGACACTTTAGTTGATTATTTGGCTAAGATTGGATTTGACGAGATGTACGGAGCGAGACCACTCAAGAGAGCTATCCAAGACAAAGTTGAGGATTTGTTATCTGAAGAAGTTCTAACAGGTAAGATGGTTGAAGGTAAAACCTACACTATCAAGGTTGAGAACGACGAGGTTAAAGTTCAGAAAAAAGGACGATAAGAAAAGGGAGATTTATTCTCCCTTTTTTTGTATTTATAACTAATGAAAGATTTGATTAGAAAAATAATTAAAGAGACAGTAGAGAATGGTGAAGTAATTTGTGATGATTGCGGATGGTCTTGGGATATGTCTGAAGGTGGAGACGATATGTACATATGTCATAAGTGCGGCCATGATAATACTCCAAAATCTCAATCAAATCTTGATAGATTAATGGACCAATTCAAATATCAATTTCCAAAAGAATTAATGGAAAAAGTACAAGTAATTGGTAAATTTGTTTCTGACTACATAAAAAAAAACAACATCAATATTAAATTCCTTAACTCTTGTTTTGCAGGATTTTCAGGAGTTAGAACTAAAGACCAAGTAATAATTTGTGCTCCAACACAAATGTCAACTATAGGTGATTTCCTTTACACCGTATTTCATGAAATTAGACACGAGCATCAAATTCGTGATATGAAAATGCCAAACCCATTAACAGAATTTGACTTGGAAGATTTTGAGACTCTTGCGGACCAATACTGGGAAATGGAGTTAGATGCCGACCAATTTGCCAAAAATATGGTTGCCAAAATTGTAATTAAATTAGGGATACCGATTGATGTGGCATCAAGATTATTTTCACTATCCCATTACATTCAGAATTATCCATCTGCCTCAAGAATGGTTAGAGGACATTTAGCCCAAATTGTTAACGGTATTAAAGAAATAAAAAAATCGGGGGCCGAATATGAGGATATTCAAGACCACCCGATGGTTAAACGTCACATTGATAAGTTAGAAAATTTTATATAACATACCTTTTCATTGGGTCATATTGTACTAATTCTTTGTAGTGTAATTTATATCCTAATTCAGAAATCATTTTTCTACCCATTTCAATTCCATTAAAAACATCTTCAATTACAACATATTCATTTTTAGTATGATAATCGTAATATCCAATTGAAAAATTAATACATGAGAAACTAAATTTGTTTCTCAAAGCATACACATCGGTATATGGGTGAACCATGTATTGCATGTCTTCATTAACCATACCTTCAGTTAAAACTTTATCAATCTTTTCAAAGAATTCGCTATCTCTATCAAACAATACTTGCCCAAAACATTTTTCTGTAATCATCCAGTTTTCTGGTGCGTCAAATTGGATTCCATATCCAACATTCTCAAAGAATGATTCATCTGCCTTTTTTGAACCGTGACATCCTGTTTCTTCAGAAACAAAAAATGATGCCTTTAAGTACGGTAATTCTTTAAGTAAGGTTAAACAAGCGAAAACACCACATTTGTCATCTCCACCGATACCTGTTGGTAATCCGTGATGATTATATGCCTTTAAAGCATCTTTAATATTCCCTTGAGCATTTGGTAATTGTTCTTCACGAATAAGAATGGTATCTAACTCATGGACTGTATCTGTATGGGCGATTACACATGGAAAATGGAAATCTTCTGGTAATTCAGAATTTTCTTTTTTTGTGGCATAAACATTTTTATGTTTATCTACGTAGTGTTCAATATTATTCTCAGTCAACCAATTAACCAAGAATTCGACCATAAGGTCTTCTTTGTATGTTTTACTAGGAACGCTAAGAACCTCCTTTAGTAAGTCTATATTTTGTGTCATACCACAAAGATAAGAAAAAATTAGATTTCTTCCAAATTAAATAATGTTGGCTGATAAAGTAGATGGTAAAAATTTTCTTCACTTAACTTTAACTCTCTTTGTTGAAGTGCTTTAGAAAGTTTAACAATAATCTTATTTGGATTCATTTCAAAATTTTCAATATAAAATCTAACGTCTTTCTTTTTTGGTAAGTTATGCCATCTGCCGACCTCAAACTTTTTACTAACTCTATCCACCATATTAACATAATCTTGAATGTTAAAGTCTCCGTCATACCCTTCTTCAATTTTTTCAAGTATATCATCTAATTGACGTTCAACATAATTATTGAATGATACACTATCAAATTTTTCAGAATCTTGATATTCATAACTATTTTCTTGCCATCCACCTATTGAACCTGAATTGGTTGAAAAAATTTTAGGCAGTAATTCATCAATTGAAAGTTGTAATGAATTTTCCCTGATGTACCACATTACAAGATTTGCAACTGTTGTTGTGAATTCGTCATCGGCAACATAAGTAAATCCAAAATCATTAAAATAGTCATTCAACTCTTTTTCAATTCTTTCTTGAGCAACTTGAGTCATTTCCCTATTTTTTTCGGTGTGGTAGTCATCAAGAATATCTTGGGTTTGGCGTTTAAATGAAGTTAACAATTTTTCTGCAAATTCCGTTTTGAATTCTTCATTTTCTAAATTAAATTTTTTAGGAAAAATGTATCTTGATATTTGTTTTAGTTTTTCAATATTATCTTCATTTAATTCATAAAAAATAATATACCCATTTTTAAAATCGTCAGTAACGCTATACGAATCCATGAATTCATAATCTGAATAATGTGAGTTAATCATTTTTAAAAACCAAACATCATCTTCTCCTAAACCAACAGTCTTCCAAAATTTATCATCATTAAATCCTAATTTAATCACACTCATCCCACGATTAGACCTATCTTCTCTAACATGATAAATGTTAGAGTCAGAATCTTCTAATTCATATCTAGAAATCTTACCTTTAACGTAATCCCTCAAAGCCATAAATGTATCAAATGACGCCATATTGATAATAAATACACTTTCAGTTTGGTTTTACGATATTTATTCTTATCTTTGTATCAGTTCATTGAAATTATGGGGGTGTCCAGGTATTGATTGCAGTAGTTAGGGTAACCAGGCACGTAGTCAGAATTCATCTATGACTTAAATCTATGGTGAAGAAAATCAAACGGCAAAACTTTTGCTAAAATGGCTGCTTTAGGTTTAACTAGAGAAGCTGTTGTTGTTGGTGCTTAATTAGTACAGAACAACATTCGGGTCGATGTACATATAACCTAGGAACAGAAGTACTCAAGGTGTAATACCACCCAAAGATGTATTAGGAGTCTTGTTCAGGGGTCTACTCCAACACAAGTGAACCCGACACAGTTATTGGTTACGATGTCAAAATAGGAACCATTTATTTGTCAGTTGAGAACTAACTGAATAAACGTGTAGTCTGTTTATGTTAATATTGTAAGACGCGGGTTCGATTCCCGCCACCTCCACCATAGGTTCACAGAGATGTGAACCTTATTTTTATTTTTATTATGGGAACAGATTGTAATATATGTAGCAACAAATGCTATGGCGTACCAGGACAACACGGAGGTTGTTGTACTTTAGATGACAGAGATTTCATCATTGGGCCTCATCCTGATGCTGAAGAATTTATTGAGTCTTTATCTAAAAAATTAGGTAGGGATGTTAATTATCGAGAAGTTTTTGTGGACTATGAAGAAGGAAAAACTTTATTTCCAAATAGGTCTGCATGGCAAAAACCAGATACATATCCAGCGTTCAGGGTAGATTTTTATAATCCAAGACTCCCATGTATTTTCTACAATACAAAAGTAAGAGCGTGTTCTATATATGACATTAGACCTAAAACTTGTCAAGAATATGAATGCGAATACCTAATTCAAAATACATAAACTATATTTTTTGTCACAAAGTTTTACTATATTTGTGACAATGAACAAGTTTTATATTGGGTTATTTATTTTTGTAGTATATACCATATCTCAGATTTTTACGTTTTATCAATTACAGGGTCACTTGTGGAATAAATGGATTAAAGATAATCCACTTTTAATGACCATCCTTGGACTACCCATTGGTTATGTGGTAATACTAGCCAGCAGACAAATGGTTGAACTGTGGGGTGGCCAAACGTGGCCAAATAGGATTATAGGATTCTGTCTCGGAGTCATAGTTTTTAGTCTTATGTCTTGGTTTCTTTTAAAAGAACCTGTAACCCTTAAAACATCGGTTTGTCTCTTTTTAAGTTTTGTTATTCTTGGCATCCAATTGTTTTGGAAATAAAGGGTATTTATGAATATGAAATTCATGAGTATTTTATTAACTGAAAGTAGAAAAGAAGATTTAAGAAAAAAATACGCCAAAAAGTTTGAAGGCGGTACTGGATTAGATTTTATTTTGAACATTGCCGACTTAGAAGATTTCAATCACAAATACACAGATTGGGTGCTTAAAAATGTAGACCCTGAATCCGATAATTTTGATGACGATGTTGAATATATCGTAGAATTGGTTAAAGATTTTGATAAATATTCAAGTCAATTTCCTAAAAAAGATATAAATCAATACGTATCCTTAATTGAACTTGAAAGTGTAGTCAATTTTGTAAGAACTAAAAACAAGGATAAAGAATTAGAATCACAAGCAAAAAAGATTTACGAAAAGGGTGACTTTGTAGTTATCCAACCAAAAACTGAACAAGCTTCGTGTAAATACGGTTCAAATACAAAGTGGTGTGTTACATCAAAAAATTCAGGTCATTTTGGTAGATATACCGCAGGTCGTCAAGGATTATATTTTATAATTAACAAAGCCAAGTCCACAAACAAAAATTACTCAAAAGTCGCAATCCATTTTGATGACCAAGGATTTATGAGATATTGGGACGCCCAAGATTCATCAATGAGTCAAAGGGAAATTGATGTATTTGAATATGCATTTCCTGAAATGATTGAAGCAATTAAAGATGACTATAAAGAATATGCGGGGTCAATGACGGATAAGTTTTTAACTCAGACATTTGACTCTATGGGGGAAAACTCCAAAGAAAGTAAAAATTATTTAAACTCAAATTATAATTTATCAACTTATATAAGAGGATTTCAAAATAATCCTGATTTGGGATTTGGTCATTCGGAGGCTATTTTATCAATATCATTAAATTCAGATAAAGAAAATAACTTGATTGATGAATATCAAGTTTTTATCACTTACAAATCCAAAGATAAAAAAACATTTACCGCCAGTATAGGATTTGCAGGCCCCGATAGTATGACCCCTGCAGAAGATTTTGAAGACCTTGGACTTGAGGAATGGGGAATTGATGTAACTTATAGTATTGGTAGAAATCCTGCGGAAACTGCCGAAAGTATTAGAAAACACATTGCATCCAGAGTATTGGACCATATTATAAACAATCCAAAATTAACTCAAAAAATTGCAGGAACGTCAAAAGTATGGAGACCAGATAGATTCAACTACGGTTATACTTTTGGAAAAAACAAAGGGTTTATTAAAAAATTGGTTGATTACTTAGACGCTGGTACTATAGGTACAAAATTAGATTTTTTAGAGTCTCTTGGTAAACTTAAAACAAAAAATGTTGATGGTAAAAAACTATACTCTCGTTCAAATGACAATTATGTACCATCTTCTCAATTCAGAGGTCAGTTTTCATCTTTCTTTGCATCCGCAAAAATGGCAGGAATTTTAAATTATAGAAAAGTCGGTAAAGATTATTTCTTAGTTAAAGGTCCTAATTTTGAAGCGTTCAAATCAGGAGAACTCAAGGCACTTTAGAATATACTTTAATTTCTTCAACTTATTTTTTTTTTCAGATAAATTAACTATCTTTACGATATGAAAATAATCTTTTTAGATAATGATGGTGTGATATGCCTTTCCACTAATTGGGGTGGGCGTTCTAAAAAATGGGCTAAATATCGCTCAGCAAATCCTGAAACAGTTAAATCAATGAGTGTTGCACCAGTTGACGTACGGTTTGATGATTTTGATACAAAAGCGATTAAGGTCCTGAATGAAATTTTAGAAGAAACAGGAGCTGAAATTGTTGTATCTTCTGATTGGAGATTTCATGCAAACTTAGAAGAATTAGGTGAATACTACACATCCCAAGGAATCTCAAAGAAACCTATTGGATTCACAAAAAGATTAGGAGAATGTCATGTACCTGAAAACTTCATATGGTCTCGCCAGTGGGACTCAGAACAGACAAGGTCCTTAGAGATACTTCAATACCTTCGAGACCATCCAGAGGTCACAGAATGGGTTGCAGTAGATGATTTGAATATGGGTATCCCACAGACTCATGAAACTTGGGGGGAAATGGAGATGGATTGGGGATTAACCAATTTTGTGTTAACACCAAAAAGTAGTGAAGGAATTAAACAATCTGGAATAAAAGAAAAAATTGTCAAATATTTAATTAATGACACTACTGAATCAAATAGTTAATCTTATTATTGGACTTGGGTTAATAGTACTAATTATTATTGTTATTTTTAGTTTGGCTCTTTGGATTGCAAAAAAATTAAATGAATATGATTGATATATTAAAAATAATCAAAGAAGAAGGACCTATTAGAAAATTTGATGGAGTAGCACCTGAAGGATTTGTTTTAGTTCATGAAAATACTTTAGAAGAACTGAAAGATTTTGAAGTTTGGAAAGAGTGGAAACACAATCAAATTTCTATCAAAGAGTTAAACAATAAACACTTTGATAAGTAATAAAAAATTGTTACATTTGTAACACAATTAAAGGCGTTAGGTATATGTGAATTTGAATCGAGGTAGAACTTGACAAGGTAAACCATAAGACCTTAACGTATGGTGGTCAAACTATTGTAGTTGCCTGCAGCGACGAACGGAAGTGCACTCTCAGGGGGTACCCCAATAGTCCCTGACCACCTTTTTTTATTTTTAAACCATGAAAAAACAATTATTAAGAAAAAGAGAATCCAGACTTGGAGGAGTTTGTGGAGGATTAGGAGAATATTTCAATATTGACAAAACTGTATTTCGTGCTCTTTTTTTAGTTGGTATTTTTACCCCTCTTCCCGCAATTTTTACATACCTTTTACTTTGGATTATAATTCCAAAAGAATCAAAATATTAATATGAACAAAGTAATTAAGAACCCAACGCTATTTGTGGACATTGATGGTACTTTAGTTAAGTATAGAAAGTTTAGTGAACTTCAAGAATCAACAATAACACCAATTCAAGATGTTATTGATTACGTGAATAGTCATCACGATGCTGGGTCAGTTGTTGTAATTACAACGGCTCGTCCTGAGAGTTACAGACTATTTACTAAACAAGAACTTGAAAAACTGGATGTTAGATATAGCCAATTAATTATGGAAATGGGAAGAGGTACAAGAGTAATCTTGAATGACGTTGACCCTGAAAATCCAGAACTACCGAGAGCAATTGGTATAAACTTAGAAAGAGATGGAGGATTGAAAGATATTGAAATCCCATCTTACATTAGTCCTTATGAATCAAATTAAAGTATCTGCCAAAAGACACTTGGCAAAAACAGTTAGTTACAGAATAATCAGTACCGCAGTTGGTTTTTTAATTATGTGGTGGGCGACAGGAAGTATAAAATTTGGAGCGGCCTTTGGAGTTGCCGAATTGATACTTAAACCAGTGATATATTATCTACACGAAAGATTTTGGTATAGACATATGAAATATGGTTTAGTCGGAGTTAAACCTATTAAAAAAGTTAAAGATTTGAAAGAAGAACCTCAAATTGTAGAACAACCTGAAAAACCAAAAATTAAAAGACTTACCTATACAAAGAAGGCCAACTAATAGTTGGTCTTTTTTTATTTAAGTTATGATATTTATTAATACATGAAAGTAAATAAAGACATATTATCGATATATGAAGAAATTCTAACTAACAATAAGAATATCTTAAGTGAATTAGAGTTGGTTCAACTCAATGACACAAATTATAGTAATTTAAAATACGATAACGACGGAACTCAATCTGATTCAGTTAATAAACCGTTATTAGATGACATTGACGCAGCAGCAAAAGCTGCAGGTCTTACTGCAACAGTAACTACCGCAAGTACAGGACATCCTGCAAACACTGTTACAGGAAACCCTAGTAGACATGGTCAACAAACTGCTGTTGATATTGCAATCTTAAATGGTATTGGTGCGGGAGGTGCTACTAATTCGGCTGACGGTAATTCAGAATTTAGGTCTCTTGGAAACAAACTATCTAAAGCCTTGGTTTCTATGGGTTATACATTAAACACTGAGTCAGGTAATAGTAAATCCGTCCTATGGCAAACAAATACAGGTGGTAACCACTTCAACCATTTACACGTATCAAATAACTCAGGAGAGTCAGGAACTGCACCCACAGTGGATTCAAGCGCAAGTGACAAGGCATATTCAGACGCAACAAAAACTTCAACGACACCAAAAAGTTTAAATCCGTTTAATGCCTCAGGTGTTGAAAAAGATGATTTTTTAACAAACGTAGCAAAAGGATTAACAGGTCAAAAGGAAAGTATAGAAGAACAAAGAAATTTTGGTAAAGATATAAGTAATAGATATGGTAGAATTATAATTCCAAAAGATTCTAATCCAAAAATTAAAAGCCCAATATCAGGGGTTATCTATAATAAAAGATATTCATCCAGTTGTGTAAATCAAATTACAATACTAAACACGGATAATCAAAAAATTTACATTCAATTTTGTGGAATAAGTTCTCCTAAAGTTAGGGACGGACAATCTATTTCGGTTGGAGATACATTAGGTAATACTGATTCTGATGTTGAAGTAACAATGTATGATAGCTCATGGGGAAGAATTCCTATCGGTTCTGAAGGAGTTGACAAATACACTGAAAAGAAAAAAGATAATAGAGAAAAAGTTAATAAAAAAGACGATACAAGCAAATATTATACCGACCCATTAACCGCTATTGCTGCAGGTGTTCCTGGAAAAATTTTAGATAAAATATTTGGTGACAAATATGATGAAAAAACAGGAGAGAGGACCCAAAAAAGATGGGGAGGAGTTGCAGACAAAAAACCTGTTGACCCATGGTTATTAGACTTAATTAAAAGTCCATTTAAAAGTAAAAAAGTTAACGAGAATATTGAAAGAATTAAAAAGTTATTATAATAAAAAACCCACCAATAGGTGGGTTTTATTTTTCCAATAGAATGTAATTATTTTTTTTCTTCTACTGATGCAGGTGCTTCAGCCTTTACAGAATCTACAGCTACTGCCGCTGAATCTACTTTTACTGAATCTACCGCTACTACAGTTGAGTCAGAGTTAACTTCAGTTGATTTTCCGTTACCACAAGAGGCCAATGCTACGATTGCAAAAATTGCTAATACTTTTTTCATGTTTTTTTTTCTTTTTTTGTTTATTAATTAATAGACTATAAATATAAGAAGGTTAATGTATTATGTCAACTTTTCAAATATTTTTTTCTGCGGAAAGTGAGAGACTCGAACTCTCGCATCATTTGATTGATGTACGGTTTAGCAAACCGCTGCATTACCACTCTGCCAACTTTCCAATATTTTACAATAATTGTAAAAGATAATAAGACAATTTATATCCCGCAAATGCCCCTAAGGCTGATGGTATTGGAAACACAATCATTCGTCCCAAATCTGTTACATATTTGGGACGGTTAACTATCTTACCCATAAAAAAGTAATATGTTAGATAACCTAATAATACCGCAATATCCGCTCTTGTTGCAATAAACACAACAATAGTCGCACCAATAAACCCAAAAGTAAAATTATCCCTAACTCCTTCCCAAATTTCTGAAGTAGTGGCATCTTTATACTCTTTTACAATTTTCTTAAACTTGGCTCTATTGCCAGTTTTCTTTTTAATTTCAGTTTCCATTGTTGGAATAGATGGACTCGAACCATCGACATTCACCGTATCAGGATGACGCTCTAACCAACTGAGCTATATTCCATTGTTGTTGGTACAAAGATACTAATTTTATTTTATAAAAAAAATCCCCCTGACTTTTAATCAGAGGGATTCAATATTAAATTTAAAAAATATACTACTTTAAAAATCTTAATTTGTATATTGTTGAATAAATTAATTCTTGAACCGTATCTATTTGGTTTTGAATAAACGATTCTTTAACTCCTTTTCTTACTTTTTCAATCATGTAGTCTAATGATTTAAAATAATTAATTACTTGGTCAACACTTTTATAATCCTCAGTTTTTGCTGAGTCATAATTTTTAACAAGGTCGTACTTACCTTGGTAACTTTCGATAATACCGTCCACTAATTTGTCTATACCCTCATAATATCCTTGTAATGCTTTATGTTCTGAATATGATTTGGTTTGTAAATGAAAAATATGAACTTGAGTTTGAGAATGTAATAGTGTTGATACCATATTCTTAAATCCTGAGTTACTTTTAGTTTCAGACTTATTTTCCTGCTCATTCAAATGCATCACTTTGAATAGTTGTTCTTTTGTTAATGTTAATTTATCCATACAGATAAATAGTCAACATATTCAAAAAATATTTGGGTCAACGGACGGTATCGAACCGTCTTCCCGAGCTCCACAAACTCGTGCTTCACCTTAAAGCTTCAAAGACCATATGTTGCGAGAGGCAGATTTGAACTGCCCACCTCAGGGTTATGAATCCTGCGCTCTCACCAAATGAGCTACCTCGCAGTTTAGAGGTTCTATTAGGATTCGAACCTAAACTCCAAAATCCGTAGTTTTGTGTGCTATCCGTTACACCATAAAACCTTAGTCACGGTCATTGTCCCATTTTACAACAAGCATCAAAATAACCCATAATAATAATAACCACATATTTTTTTCCATTTTGTTATCCGACCTGGATTCGAACCAGAAATGACAGTACCAAAAACTGTAGTGTTACCGTTACACCATCGGACAATATGTGGACCAGATAGGAATCGAACCTATTACCTTCACATTATGAGTGTGCCGCTCTAACCGAATGAGCTACAAGTCCATGAAGCTAAACATTGCTTTCAGGGTTGAAATGGCTCACAGATAAATCCGAATCACCACCTACTGATTTTACAGTATCTTAGTTTAACTTTTGTGGGAGTAGCTGGACTCGAACCAACGAACTCGAAAGAGGGAAGATTTACAGTCTTCTGCCATTGCCACTAGGCGATACTCCCAAAAATCAGGAAAGAGGAAGATGGTTCAGTGGACATCCTCTTTTACGATTGGCATTACTAATGGTAGTTTAAACTCCGACGATGTCTTATTCCAACCACTACCAGGTATTTACATCATCATTCCCCAATCAACCTTTAGCACGCACGAAAGGGGTCGAACCTCTGACACATAGTTTTGGAGACTACTGCTCTACCATCTGAGCTACGCACGTGTTTACTTAATTAATAAATTCTTCTGTGTTTATGTTATGTTCGTCTAATATTTCGTATATCTTTCCAAACACTAACTCTAAAGTTTCGTACTTATCAACATCTTTACCTTCTAAAGACCACTCTAAAGACTTTTTAGTATTATGGGTAATTTCCCATAATGCCATAGCCATATCAAAAGACTTAACCGCTCTTTTATGAGCAATTACTTCATCTTGGTCATTTAAATCAAATTCTAATATTCCTTTTGCCATAATATATATTTTTGAGGTCGATACAGGATTCGAACCTGTGTAAATAGTTTTGCAGACTACCGCCTAATCCACTCGGCCAATCGACCATTTAACGTTTCTTTAATTTTATATTTTTTACATCTTTTTTTAGGTATCTCAACATAATATGAACCAAATACAGAAATAAAAAGTCCAACATAGTTTTCTCCTTGTTCACTAACTTCTTGTAAAACGGTTCCTTCATATAAATGAGGAAAAATATCCGCGCTATCTTTTTTTACAACTACTTTCATTTTAATTTATTTTTAATGTGTTCCGTTTGTTAATGAAATCCCATGCCTTACTCCTGTAATGAAATCTTCAATTTCTTCTTCGGTCATATTGTTATATCTCTTACCGACAGTATGTCCAATCTCATTACCACAATCACTTAAATCTCCTTCGTATATTGTTACATCTGATTTTCCTTTCAAAGATACAGAAATCCAAGATAAATCACTACTGTTAAATGTTCTTTTTTCCATATTTTTTAATTTAATGAATTTGGGTAATACAATAATGTCGGGTTCTTTTTTTGGATATCAACCTCGGGATATCTTTCCTTAAATTTCATCACATTAAAAGGTTGAGTTATAATATGGAACCCACTTCTTGTTTTAATAAAAGTCATTCCTTGTTCTTTTCCCGCCTCTTTCTGTAACTCGTTTATATATTCTCTCATTTTAATTTGACTTGGAGAATGGTTAAATCCATCAATGGATACATTATCAATATCAATAATCCATCTTTTCTCTTGAGTCTTTATCTGTCCCACAACCGAGTCAAATAACCCCTTTTGGTTCTGAACTCCATTCTTAATTCTCTCAGCCAAACTTGCCAACATATCCAAAGACACATCTCTGTGATTTTGTTTCTGAACATGAATGTAAGCTCTTGCCTTGAACATCTCACATAATTGCATCACCTCATCATATCTCCTTTCCAAATGGTCAACTGATTCAATGCAATATGTTTTAATAGTTCTAACCGACTGATGGTTATCTCTTTCTCCTTCAGGTTGGTCTTTCTTACGTTTGAAAACATACAGCATATAGAAGTCACCCTTCTCCTCAAAGTTCAATAATGGTTTTATTATGTCTATATTGTTTATCATATCATTTTTTTTTGTTGTTAAGGTGGGATTCGAACCCACAACGTAGTCTCGTAAAGAGAATCATCACCGTTTCGACTTACCGAGCCCTGTGCTCGTTTACATATCTACTACTTAACTTCCTACCCCACTTCACCAGCTTAACGGACTGGCTGCCATATGGGAGTGGGGGTTTCCCGTTAATTCGGGACTCCGCGATGTTGCGGGAATCGAACCCACTCGATGAACTACTTGTGATATGCACCAACCATTTGCTCCAATCCTAGTATTAAGGAGTGTTACCTACAAATCACCATCATTCAACCCTTTAACACCAAATTTGACTACTGACTGACTCCTTTCGAACTTTGAGGGTTTGTATCATTCAATATCAGTAGTCCAAGGCTGTAGGAGCTCATCTTTACACTTAGGCTCTTTGTCTTCTCATGTTGCAACATTTACGACCGTAGCGTCACCTTGTTTGTGGTACGAGGTGGGTTCGAACCACCGACAACTTGTTCTTCAGACAAGCACTCTACCAACTGAGTTATCGCACCAAGTTTAAAGTTAAAGTCGCCCACACTTGTTCGGGGCGGGACCTTTCGGTCACCTTCGACATCCCCTCAACTTTAATTCACTTCAATATCTTCCAAAGGTACATCTTCTCCCTGAGTATGTTTATAAACTGTATTAAAAAACTCTCCTAACAATCTATAGTCCTCAGGAATCATATGACAAAAATCAAATGCAGGAATTGCACCATGAATTTGACCTTGTACTACCTTATCAAACTTATCATCTGGTTTGTACTCAAACACAGTATGTCCTCTAAAAATATATTTCATAACTTCCGATTTTGTCTTGTTTTTACTTCCGAATTTGGACGGGTTTTACTTCCGACTTTGTCACTGCTCACATTTGAGGAAGTTTACTGCTCAAATTTGAGATTTATGTAGTCCCTGTAGGAATCGAACCTACGACAACTTGCATGTAAGGCAAGTGCTCTTCCAACTGAGCTAAGAGACTAAATGTATCGCGTACGGGGCTCGAACCCGTAATCTTCATCGTGAAAGGATGACGACTTAACCAATTTGTCCAACGCGACATTTGTTTCACAAAGATACAACCAATATTTCAAAGAGCCAAAAACAAAAAACCCTGAACTTCATTTCTGTAGTTCAGGGTATATAAAAAATTTGGTTTATTTTTAGTTTAAAAAATTATTCAAAATTATATCCGAACTACATGACTGCATACGCTCATACCAACAAGTTTCTTGTTGTTGACTAAAGACTGTATGTTTTATTGTAGTTCTCATTGTTTCTAATATATAGTTCAAAGATATGAAAAAATCTTTGAGTGTCAAATATTTTTCCAAGTATTTATAAAAAGATGAAGACATTAAGAGAAATTATTAAAGAAAATTTATTAGTTGAGAAAAGAATAACTCAAGTTAACTCATCTTTAGAAGTTTTATTTGTATTTGATGTGAATAGAACCAGTCATGCGTTCGATAGAGATACTAGAGATGATATTGAAGGATATAACATAAGAGCGATTGAGAATGATGAAATCAGAGAAATTATCAGTAAGGTAAAAAAAGAAATCTCCGAAAAAATAGTAACAAGAGAAATTGTACCTGAAGAAGATTTTGTCGTAAAATCTTTAAAGTGGGAATTGGCAATGGCGATAACTCCTGTTCATATGGGAGGAACCTATTGGCAACTAATCATCAAAACAGTATTTAGAGAATCCAATCATAACCCTTTTAGAGTTGGTAAAAATCAATTGGTTATTTATTCTGACATCTAATAAAAAAGGGTAACACTAGTATCTGAATCGTTCCCGTGTTACCCAGTTTGTAATTGAGCTTGTGTATCTAAATCGTGCTCCTCAATCACAATACAAAGATACAAAAATATTTTGGTTTACAAAATCTATTGTATTTTTTTTTTATAAATATTGTACCCCAAGTCGGACTCGAACCGACACGACTTACGTCACAAGTTCCTAAAACTTGAGTGTCTACCATTCCACCATCGGGGTATACATTATCATCGCTCCAGCCACATCGAGGAACACGCCGCCCCCGCGTTGTTTAAGTGTATGAATTGCGCCGTATCTCACTGAGTTACGATGATAATTGTGATTCGGAAAGGATTCGAACCTTTGACCCCAAACTTAGAAGGTTTGTGCTCTATCCAGCTGAGCTACCGAACCAAATTTCCCCACCTGAAATCCCAGTGAGTAGATATTCGCAGTTTTTCGTATTGAAAAACCCAACGCGTCTTACCGCTTAAAAAGTCAAACATACTCGGTGGCGTTGTTACGACCATTCTCCGAGACCCCCTCTTAAGGCCGTGGTAGGAAACAACCATAACATCTTTAAAGAACGTTACCAAACTTGATGAGTACTTCTAACTCATTGTATCAGAGGTGGGACTCGAACCCACACGAGCAAAGCTCAACAGATTTTAAGTCTGTCTTGTATACCATTCCAACACTCTGACATTGTTTTACAAAGATAGTGAATATCTTTAATAAAGTCATAAAAAAACCCCGAACTTTTTTAGTCGGGGTTTTAATTATAATAATTATTATTAATCATTAAAACTTTCCTCGTAATAAGTATCGCTTGCGTTATCTTCTATATTTTCTGTATGAACCAATTCGATTGTCATATCATGAAAATTGAATATAAATTGTCCATCAGAACCTTCATTAATTTCCCAACCACTATAGTTATCACTAAGCTCTCTGTAACACCAATCTTCAATTGCAGCTGGAACTCCATCACCTGTTTCATTAAAACTACTTTCAAGATATCCCGAATCACCAGAACCATTATATGTTACTATTAAAATCCCATCGTCAGGAATTGTAAGGTCTTCTAATACTCCACTTTCTTCCCATTCTTCAAATAGCTCCTTTCCTTGTTCATCCTCCCAAGTAACTGAACTACCTTCTCCTCTAGTATAAAAAGACCACCAACGAGTAAAACTAATTTTTTTAGAATCTACGTCAATGTCGTATTCAAGTCTTTGATAATTCGTATCATCATTATCAGGTTCTCTAATTAAATTATTATCATCGCAATATTTCATAATTTTTTGAAGTATTGGAATCAATCCTGATGGAATATCTGCATTGTAGTTATTAGTGAAATGGGTTACATAATCCCAATCAACATTGTCATAATCAAATTCCTCTTGATTATCCATATCAATTTCAATGTTGCCGTCTTGCATTCCCATTGAACCTAAGTAATTGGATATTCTTCTTAAATATTGTTTTTCTTCTGGTGTTAAAATTCCTTTCATACTTATAAATATCAGTCGTTGAACTCTAGTTTAATTGTTTTTAACATCCATTGAGGACGTTGATTTGTTGATACGTTATTTATCCATTCTTTGGCAGATGGAATGTAGTTATTACAATCTTCTTTAACATGTTGTTCTCCAACATATCTGGTGTAGACTGTAGTCCCGTCGCTATTCTTAAATTCGGCCCCAAATCTTTTTTCCATTTCAAAAATACCCTCACTATGATGTCTAAACATTCTATGAAGTGAATCTCCAAACCATCCTTTAGTCTCATCTAACCATTCATGTAGATGAATATAGTCTTCAGGTTTTCCACCAAATTTTTTGGCGGATGATTTTGCATGTAAGTTAGGGTGTGCCATTTTTCCAAGAGTCTTTATTGTAGTTAAAATATACGAAATCTTCTTCTAAATAAGAATAAACATAATCAGCCAAATCTTGGTCATAATATTCTTTATAATCATATCCTGATGAATAACCGTTGTTTAAAATGTTATCATACACAATATCAAAAAGTTCATGTGAATCATCCATAAAAAATGGAAGTTTTAATATGTCTGAGTATAAATTCTCAACTCTAATTAATAAATCAGGAGTTTTGGTAATCCTTTTTTTTAAAAAAAATTCATAATCCAAAGTTTTGCCAGGAAATTTTATTTCTTCATGCAATTTTTGTCTAATCCAACTATTAAAGTCATTAGGAATTAAATTAGAGTGTATACAAAAAAGATGATATATTGAAATCATTCTGATATATGGATTTCTTGTATTTAAAACAAAAAAATATTCTTCTTTACCTTTTGGAATTTGCAAACCATGTAGTCCAATAACGTCAAATTCAAAGTATGTTTGAATAGGCATGCATGACCTTGCTGCCGTTCTAATAGGTGTTGCCCACAATACTTTATATTTGTCAGAATAATTCATTATAAAATCTTTTCTTGTCTTCTTCTTGCCATTTCAGCGTCTTTGTACCATCTAATCCAAGTTAAAGACACATCAATTGGTGCTAACACCCAAGCCATAACCATAACCATAATAGTATCTAATTCAGGAGACCCACCTGTTGGGTCATCACTATACCTTTTACTAAGGTTTTTAAATAACTGATAGAAACAATATATTACACATACAAGGTAATATCCAATAAACATACTCATAAATAAAAATTTTTGAGCCTCCTGTCGGACTCGAACCAACGACCACTTGTTTACAAAACAAGAGCTCTACCAACTGAGCTAAGGAGGCTTATGGAGCAGATGAGAGGAATCGAACCTCCGTCTCCTACTTGGAAGGAAGGAGTAATGACCATTATACGACATCTGCGTGGAGTGCAGTGGGAGGTACCTTCCCTGTGGTTACTACACATTTTATCCACTTTGCGGTCCCGACGGGATTCGAACCCGTATCTCGCACCGTGACAGGGTGGAATTGTAACCATTCAACCACGGAACCGTGTATGGGGAGTTTCACCCCAAACTTTTACTCAACAAAGATATGATTATATTCCAATATTCTTCGTTTTAATTTATTAACATATTGTGGGTCCTCGGCATAAACTTTACCGAGTAATGCAAAATATTGTTTTTTTGTCATATCATTACGTGATTTTAACATGTGGTCTTGCCACAATGAGTAATCATACACGCTATACCCCCAATCTTCGTATTTTGAGTAACCACTTTGGGTTTCCCCAATCTTTGCGGATTCTCTTTTACTTGGAACTTTCATTCCAAAAAGATTATTAGCTGATTTGAACAACTTTGATGTAAACTCTCCTGATTCTAATATAGCTTGTGCAAACACAATATCAGGAAATTTTATACCATACTTAATTATCTGCTCATACAAACTTTCTTTTGAGATACTCTCTTGAGTATTTGATTCAATCTGTACTTGCTTCTCTTGTGCTTTGGTTGCCATTGTTCCTAACAATAACATCCCAGTCAATAAGAATGTTTTTAACTTCATTTCTTTCTTTTTGTCTGTTTATGCTTCAGGATTGCTCCATCCACGATACTACAACATTGGAATTTTTCCACCTACCGCAGAGGCCCCTGTAGGATTTGAACCTACGACCAGTTGATTAACAGTCAACTGCTCTACCACTGAGCTAAAGGGCCTTATAATAATAAATAAAATTTCCAATAAAGGAAACTTTTGTCGGGATGGCTGGATTCGAACCAACGGCCTCCACGTCCCAAACGTGGCGCGATACCTGACTACGCTACATCCCGTAAATAAAAAAACCCTGAAGGATAAGTTCAGGGTTTAAATAATTGGCTATAATATTGTTACCAACCACTCGCTTCTGAACTTACGCATATAGTGCCCCCATCTCCATTAGGAGTTGTCGGCGTGTCTAAATTTGTATTTGTGTTCATAGTTTTCATAGTACAATATTACAATAAATATATTCAAAATCAAATAAATCCCTATTTTAGTTTTTTAAGGTAATGTGTTACTACCTTTCAGGTAAAAGTCACCTACAACTTTTGGTCTTAATTCTGTACCTGAGTACGTACTATAAACTCTGTATTCCCCAACAGGAATACGAGTTCCCGTGTAATTTAAAACATAATCAGATAATGTAGAATTAGTATTGAAAGGAGTTCTATATATCATATTGGTATGCGCACTAGACATTCTTGATTGTCTCCAATTTGGGTTAGGTGTTGCATTCACAGGAATTAATACCATAATCCACACAAATTGATTATTAACTAAAGGACCATTAATTTTAACCGTTCCAAAATTATACACACCTGCCGAAGTTTGTGTAATATTTGATTGAATGACTGTAGGTAATGTTCCATTATACCAATACGGCATATCAATATAATTTAACAAATCAGTATAATTTGTTGATTTGATTGGTGACCCAGTAAAAAAACCATAAAATGGAGTGTTTGTCGGGGTTTGTGTACTACGAGGTCTTGTCTTTAAATAACTCACAATCATATTGAGTTTTGACTGAGGCTCAACAAAAATATAAACCTTTGGTCCAACTGATGAAACAGTCGGAGATGTTGACATTGTTCTTAAGTCTTCTCCTTGAGTTGATTCAATTGAAGTTTGTTTAACTGGGTCATACACGTCGTCTTTTGTACAAGATACAAATAATACCGATGTTGCGAAAATTGCAAGAAATAATTGTTTTAGTTTCATAGTTGTCTTTTTTTACAAAGATAATAAAATAATTTGATTTTGAAAATTATTTACAGATATTTATTCTTGATGATAGACAATAATATTACGTGTCTTTTGGGAATTAACCAAAAATATGAGAACTCGGGAACGTTGAGATGTGGAAAACCTCGAACCATAAACTATTGCTAAATCATTGGGATATTTTAAAGGGGTCGAAGTTCGTCCCCTTTTTTGTTTTTATCATCCAAATAAACTATGTTTGTAAAAATTGGATAAAATGTTTAGTAGACTAAATCCAAATATATATAAAAACATTACCGTCTAAACAATTACAGAATGAGAGAAATTAAATCTTTTGATATTTTTGATACTTTAATATCAAGAACTGTTGAAAATCCGATTGATATTTTTGACATTGTTGAAAAACAATTCCCGTATAATAATTTTAAAAATTTACGAATTCAGTCACAAAATCAATCAAACCACACAATGGATTCAATTTATAATGAATTTAAAAATATCACAAATGAATCTGATGAAACCATAAATAAGTTAAGAGAATTTGAACTAATTACGGAAATGGAAAATACCATACCAATTTTTAGTAATATTTCAAAAATAAAAGACGGTGATATATTTGTTTCTGATATGTACCTGTCTTCAAATGAAATACGTAAATTACTTGATTATCATAATATAAATAAAAATACGGAGTTATTTGTTTCATCTGGAGGTAAATCAGATGGTACAATGTGGGAGGCTCTTACACAAACATATAAAATTAATTCTCATTATGGTGACAATTATCATTCTGATATAATGATGGCCTCAAGATATGGAATAAAAGGGGTTTACACAGAAGCCTATAAATTCACAGTTTTAGAATCATATCTTATTCGAAATAATGAATTTGAGTTATGTCAACAAATAAGAAAATTTAGACTTGCAAATCCATATGATGAAAATACTATAGAATACAAAATATACGAACAACAAATTTCTTATAATATACCAATACTATTATTTATTTGTAATAAACTAGATGAAATTTTAATAAATGAAAATCGTAATACTGTATTATTTCATTCAAGAGATGGGTGCTTATTAATAAAATTATTTTCTTACTTATACCCACAATATAAATCAATATATTTACATTCTAGCAGAATTATTAATAATGATTATACCGATGACTATATTTCATATTTAAAAGAAAATTATGATAAAGATAGTTGTGTTTTATTTGATTTACATGGTTCATTAAACAGTGGGAAAAAACTTTTTACATCACTTTTTGAACATTTGCCTAGAATATTTATTTTTGACCTTTCTTATATTGAAAATTATATTAGTGAAATAACATATATCACAAATTACTCAAGTAAAATAGAGGAGTTTAATCATGATTATAAAGGAACATTAGTTCAATTTATAAAGAATGAAGATATACGTACCCCAACTGAGCATCCTCTAAAATATATTGATATAATTCATAGTATTTTTGATTCTTTTATAAAATATTTTGATGTAAATTTGAAAAAAAATCCAATATTGAACAATAATGATTTTTTTAAAAAATATTATGTAGAAACTGTATGTAAATCTGAAACTATTTTAAAAAACCAATTTGAATTTTTGAATCTTACCAAATTAGCAAACAAATATAACTCAGACAAAGGAAACCTTTTTTTGTGTGCTCACCATTACTCTATAAAGTACGAACAAATATTCAATGATATATTAAATTTTAAATTAGGAAGAAAAGATTTTTCTACATTTGATTTATTAGAAATTGGATTAAATATATCAACCACAGAAGAATCAATCCCATCATTAATGATATGGAATGATTATTTTAATAAAAATATAAATATTACAGGATTTGATATAGATAATCGTTTTTCAAAATTAAATATAGACCAAAATATAGATATTAAAATTGGTGACCAATCAAGTGAAAAGGACTTATTACAATTAAAAAATAAAAACTATGACATGATAATTGATGATGGTTATCATGCGTCAAAACATCAACAAATTACATTTAAAACATTGTGGCAAAACGTAAAACCAGGAGGATATTTTATTATTGAGGATTTACATTACCAACCAGAGCCAGAAACGTGCATAAAAACAAAAGAGTTATTTGAAAATTGGAAGAGCGATAATTGGATAGAAACTGAGTATATTAACTCAGATGAAATACAAATCATCAAAAAGGATATTGAAAGTATTGAATTTTATGACTCAAGCTCAAAAAATTGGGGGGATTCCGTAAAAAACGCGTTTGTGTATATTAAAAAAAAAGAAAGAATGAATATTATAAATGAAAACACTATGAATGAAATTATACAATATGAATTTCCAGTACCATCACAGGCGGAAGAAAAATATTATTACACAGATAAATCAGCGATTTTGAATATCAGAAACATTTTAAGTAAAAATGGTAAGTATAATTATTGTGAAATTGGTTCTTATTTAGGAGGTTCATTAGTCCCCTTTTTAAGAGACCCTCAATGTGAGTATATACTATCAGTTGATGATAGAGGTAATATACAACCAGATGAAAGGGGTATTAGTTATGATTACAGGCATATTTCAACCCAAACTATGTTAGATACATTATCAAAGCATAGTTTAGATTTAACAAAATTAGAAACATTTGATGGTTCTGTACATGAATTAAATAAAAACATCAATAAATTTGATTTAGTTTTTATAGATGGTGAACATACCGATTATGCATGTTTTAGAGACTTTATGTATTCTCAAAAATACCTAAAAGAAAATTCAGTTGTTATGTTTCATGATAGTACTTTAGTATATAAATCATTAAAAATAATACAAGAATATCTGACATGTAATAATATAGTTCATAAATTTATTAAAATTCCAAATTCATCAGTAACGTTTATTTTTTTTGGTGATTATATTTCTTTGTGTACTGAATTTGAATCAGAAGATGTTGAAATTTTTTATAATAAGTCAGAAGAAGAGGTTCTTTACCATGTTATACAAAATAGAGTAGAGGGAAGTTTTATTATTAAAAATAAAACATACACAATAGGTGGGTAACATCTAAAAAAGATTCAATAAAATTTATATAAAAATTTCTTATCTTTGATAAAAGCGGATAAAATGAGTACGGTATTGGTATTAAATTATGATTACACCCCCCTAAATGTTACAACTATAAGGAGAGGGTTTGTATTGGTAGATAAGGGTAAGGCAGAGGTTGTTAAATCAGATGAATCACCTATTATGACTAGTTATAAGATATACATACGCCCTGTAATCATCCGACTTTTAAAATACATCAAATATCAAACAAGAGGATTAAGAGCCAATAGAACAAGAATATATAAAAGAGATAGTTATGAATGTGTTTATTGTGGTTCAAAAAAAGATTTGACATTAGACCATGTTTTACCTAAATCAAGAGGTGGTGGAAACGAATGGACCAATCTTGTAACATCTTGTTTTAAATGTAATCTTAAAAAAGGTAGTAAAACACCTGATGAAGCCAAGATGACGATGAAACATAGACCTTTCGCTCCAACATTAATTAATGAGAACGTAGGAATGCAAAAGATTTGGAATGATTATCAAAAATCATTTGTTTATTAGAATTTTTTACTAAAATTAAAAATACAGTTATGTCAATAGAAACTAAATTAAGGGGATTTTTGGTGTTATCAATTTTAATACTATTATGGGAAATGGTTATGTGGAATAATAGTATCATAACCGTGAAAGAACAAAAAAGTAAAATTGATAGTTTAACAAATATATCTGATAGTCTCCGTGATGAATCATTTGTCAATTCTATTGAAGCCAGTAGATATGAAATTGCCTTAGAAATTTATAAAGAAAAAAATCCTAAAGCAGTTGAAGAAATTGAATTAATAAAAACAACACAAACAGAATAAAATGCAAGAAGTAAATTACACAAATCCAGAAAAAGCAGGTGTAGGACAAAATCCTCAAGACCTAATGAACGCATCTTTAATTTTCGCAAGAGCTTTAGGATTAATCTTAAAGGATGGCGAAGGTATTGTAGTTGATGTCGTAGGTGATATCAATTTAGGTGAAGAAGTTAAAAAAGTGATTGTATTTGAACACAAAGACCAAGTACACATTTATAAATGTGAAGAAGATTTGGTTGAGGGGACTGCAGTAAACATGGACACAAATGAAAAAGGTCCTGAAACGACTGAAGTAGCTGAGGAGGCATAATCTTTTTTAAAAATATATAAAATGAGGGTACTAGGATTTTCGGTAGGCCATGATAAAGGCGCGGTTATTATTGAGAACGGAAAAGTTGTTGTTGGGATAACCCAAGAAAGACTTTCCAGAATAAAGCATGATGGTGCATATCAAGGTGGCGTAATACCATTTGAATCAATAAATTATTGTCTAAGCTCTATGGGTATTACACATAGAGATATTGACTATTATGTTTATAGTACAACAGAAGTTGAAGATACTGTTTTTAGGCAGTTTTTTGCCAAGTATAGCGACCTTAGAAAAGAAATCTTATATTTCATTCCTCACCATTTAGCTCACGCATATTCAGCATTTTTTAGTTCAGGTCTTGAAGAATCTGCAGTTGTTGTTGCGGACGCCTCAGGAAGTATTTTAACCTTTAAAAACAAATTAAATCTTTGGTATGAAAAAACCAGAGATGGGTTAGATACCAATGAAGATTGGGCTGAAGGTATATCTATTTTTAAATTTAATAAAACGGAGCATAATGAAGTTTATAAAAAATGGATAAAATACCCCGTTCCTCTTGAAACCGATGAATCAACCTCTTTAGGTACAATGTATTCAACAGGTTCATTACAGTTAATTTATGAACCTAATAGTCAGACTTGGCCAGCAGGTAAATTAATGGGATTAGCATCTTATGCCGATATGGATATTGTTAATGAAGCTCCTCAATTTGTTCAAGAATTAGAAGATGATATTTTTATTTCAAATCATAAAATTTATCCAAAAGTTTCTTGGAAATCTGATTTCTTCTCAAGAGCTTGTGTTGCAGGAATTTACCAAAGGGAACAAGAAAGAGCCTCAATGATTTTAGCTAAAATGGCTAAAAAGTTCACTGATTCAAAAAATATTTGTGTTGTTGGTGGTTCTTTTTTAAACTGTAATTCAAATGAATTAATTTTAAACTCAGGATTATTTGAGAATTGTTACTTCATACCTCCTAGTGATGATAGTGGTATACCATTAGGATGTGCGTGGTACGCATATCAAAAAATAACCGATATTGAATCTACAGAACAATTAATCCCATATTTTGGTAAATCTTACGATAAAGAAGATATTTTTACGGCATTAAATCAATTTCCAAATTTAAAGTACACTGAGTATCAGAACTTTGAAGATTTAACTGAAGAAATTTCATATTCTTTAACTCAAAATAGAGTAGTTGGATGGTTCCAAGGAGGGTCTGAAATTGGCCCAAGAGCATTAGGTAATCGTTCAATATTAGCGTCACCAATACAATCTTGGATGACAGGCCATATCAATAGTGATATTAAAAAAAGAGAGTGGTATCGACCATTTGCACCTGCTGTAATGTTTGAACACCAATCTGAAATTTTTGAGTCTTCAGATTATTCTCCTTATATGTTAGTAACAACAACAGTTAAAGAAGAATGGAGAAATAAAATTCCTGCAGTTACTCACATCGATAATTCCGCAAGACACCAATCAGTTACTGAACAAAATAATCTAAAGTTTTATTCTTTAATTAATAAATTTTATGATAAGACAGGAGTACCTGTATTACTTAATACAAGTTTTAATGGGCCATCGGAACCTATTGTTGAAACGCCTTTAGACGCTATTAATACATTTTTGGAAACAAATTTAGACATCTTAGTTATTAATAATATTGTTATTATCCGTGAGTAATATTTTTTTAGTAAATGTTGTGGGTTTAAATTAAAATTACTACATTTGTAAAAAATAAAATACATGAATATAGGACAAGATTTTCAAAACTACTACGTAAAACATTTAGGTAAGTCTTCATTAGACATACACAACTTTTCAAACCATATTGAGTCTTCTATGACTCCGTATATTCTTGAAGAAAGAGAATTAAGAGCAACTCAAATTGACATCTTTTCAAGATTAATGAGAGATAGAATTTTATGGGTTGCAGGTCCTGTTAATGACCACATGTCCACCATTGTTCAAGCTCAATTAATGTTCTTGGATTCAAACGACAAAGCCGATATCACAATGCATATCGATTCTCCTGGTGGAAGTGTTAAATCAGGGTTATCTATGGTTGATGTAATGAATTATATCGCTTGTGATATTAAAACAATTAATACAGGTATGGCGGCTTCTATGGGTTCTGTATTATTAGGAGCAGGGACTAAAGGTAAAAGAAGTTCATTGAAATTCTCAAGGACTATGTTACACCAATCTTCTGGTGGAGCTGGAGGTAATATTCAGGACGCAAGAGTTTCATTTAAAGAGTGGGAGAAAATAAACGACACTTTATTTGACTTATTAGGAGAATATTGTGGTAAGACATCTGAACAAGTTAAACTTGACGCAACTCGTGATTTATGGTTGGATAGTCAAGAGGCTTTAGATTATGGTATTATTGACGAAATCGTTAAAACAAAAAAGAAGGGTATTTAACCCTTCTTTTTTTAGACTTTAGAACACCCCCTTTTTTCTTTTTGTTCACCAGTTTATGAAAATAACTTTTTAATGTTATTTTGGCATTAAGATGTAGCGACTGCAGGTGTTAATGCTTTTTTACCAGCATCTAATAATCCACCAAGTCCACCTCCACTAGAAATATCAGTTTTTAACTTACCATAAACATCTGAAGCCTTATCGTTAATTTTTCCAAAAAGACTACAAACAGTAGAACTAAGTTGTTTTTCTAAACTTTCAATAAATTTATAATCTTTAACCGCTCCACCTAAAGCATTTCTAATAAAAGTATAACCTTGACCCGATAATCCTTTTTCTCTTTGAATCATCATGGCAACAGCCTCAGTTAATGATTCAGCAATTAATTTAGTTAACTCTTCACAACTTTTAAGTGCTTTTGCAAGTCTTAACGGATTTGAAGTTATAAATGAAACTAAGAAATCTTTAAAATATCCACCAAGTCCTATTGAACTTAAAAGTGAATTAACTAAAGGTTCAACAATTGTTTGAGCAATGCCTCCTAATGAATTTCCAAAGATTTTACCTAAAAAATCCCATACTTGTTCATTCATTAAACCTTGTTCTTCAAGATAACCAATTTCTTCAAAAAGAGCATAAGCCATTTTTTGTTGCTTTTCTTCAGATAATCTTTTGAATTTTTTGATATTATCTTTTGATTCAATAATCATCATGATTCTACTTTCAACTAATTTTTGCTCAATTAAAAGTTTCTCTTTTCTTTCTTTGGTCTCTAAAATAGACTTCTTTATTTCTTTTTTTAACATTGTCTTTTTTTTACTGTATTCTCCATTTAGAATCATCACCGTATGACGTTGGGCCACCTTCTTTAACTCCTCTAAGAATGTCAACGTAATTGTCAATCTTACTTAAAACTCCTCCCCACTTACCATTAAACTCATTCGCACATGCCTGAACTTTTTCTTTCATCGGTTCAAATGCGTTAGGTTGAATTCTTTTTTTAGTGATGTAAGCTTGGTAATACGCTTCAATAGTATTTTTACAATCTCCTTTACTTGATGGAGTTTGACTTGATACTGCGAGATTAAATTGTTGTTCAATACTTGAACCGTTTGCACCCACGACATTTTCAGGTGGGAAATACATTACTAAATCTTGAGAGAAATATCCTTCACTTGCAGGACTAACGACTCTTGAACTCCATGTCTTTGCCTCTTCAGGGTCTAATTCTTTTCTTAATTTAGCTCCTTTGCCTTTCCATTTTTCAATTACTTTAGTTTGGTCAGGAGTTAATCCTCCCGTAATTCCACTGCCAGGAACACTTCTATATAATGTCACACCATTAACAACTTTCTTTTCAAACATTAATGGGTTTTCTAAATTTTCACGAGTTGTTTTAATGTCTTTAGCTTCTTGCCATCCACCTTCTTGTTGTATTAAAGAAGTATCCGCAGCATTTGCAGCTGCTGTCGCAGCATTTGCTGCTGCTGCAGTTGCTTGTTGAACTTCTGAACAATCTAATTTACCTGGAAGGAATTGAAATTTGCCACTTCCGTCAAAAATACCTGCTCTTCCGTCTGCAAAGAAATATCTAACTTTTCCTGGTGTTTTAGTACTCTCTTGTTTAATTGCAAACTGTAATGCAGGATTCTTAGTTTGCATTGTCACAATTTTACCATTCTTTACACATCCATCTGATATTATTTTATTTAATTTACTTTTTAAATCAGAGTCAACTTGTTCTGAAATTAAAGATTTTTTCATTTTGGAATGCATTTCCAAAATTGATTCTTTATCTATTTGAGTGATATTATACATTTTTATATTTTTTTTAATTTAGAAATCATTGCCGTTGATACGTTCTTCTTCCCCTGAAATCTCAGGTTCAACTACAGCCTTTTCACATATTTTAGTTACGTCAGCATCTGTAAATGTTGTAAATCCTTTACCACTTAATGCCGCTTGAGTTTTTGGACCAAATTTACCATCAGTAACTAACCCTAAACATCCTTGTACTTTAGCAATTACATCAGACTTACATCCTTTTGAGTAAGTTCCTGAACAAGATTTATATCCACCTCCTGAGTTACCACCATCAGTTTTTTTCTGTTCTTCAGGAGTTAATACTATTTCAGTATCTTCAATCATTCCCGCTAAAGGTCTTGTAAACATTTTCCATTCATCAGGACTATCAGTTAAATCATCTAAAAATTTTAAAAGTCCGCCAGTCACTTTTTTATCTAAAGCACATAAGTCAGGAATTGATTCAACTTTTTGTAATGTAGACACAATAGCATCTTCATCATCATTCCAGTTACCTTTGGCGTCTTCAATTTGAAAAGCTAAAGTTCGTATCTCACTTTTTGACATTTTAGGGACCAATTTAGATACTCCAGGTGCTTGACAAACACTTATTACTTGAGCAAATCCATCTTTACCCTTATCTCCATTTACCATCCAATCAACAAGTTTATATAATCCATAAGCAGCGACTGCACCTACAGCCGCGGGACCTAAGATACCTACGCTCAATAAAGCACCTCCACCAGCACTAAGTCCAGCTAAAGTTCCTGCACCTCCAGCGAGACCAGCTGCATTTGCCGCTGCTGCCGCTCCACCTGCCAAAGCTCCACCTGTCAAAGCTCCTCCTGTTACCGCTCCAACTTCACCTGGTGAAGGTTGTTCGGAAATTATTTGTCTATTTTCATTCAAAGTTTTTGATGAATCATATTTCATCATTAACTTCATTTTCTCTAAAGCCTCTTCAGGGCTATATTTTGGTTGTACCATGTGATGTATTTTATATTATAAATATGTTAATTCTACCAAATTTTATTTGCGGCTCCTCTATTAAGGCCAGTTTCCCATTTTTCACCTGCAAGTCCTAATTTGTTTGCTTTACCTCTTGTTAGAGTGTAAGTGTCAGCCCACTTTGGAATTGAGCCTCCTCCACCTCCTGTTGAGGGTGCTGGTGAGGACGCCGCAGCGTCTTGTTCTCCCATTTCTCCTTTACTATCTTCGTTAGTGTGCTTCTTAAAAAAATCAATAAGGAAATCTACGTCTAATATCATAGTTATAAATATTTTGTAGTTTGTAAAAAAAAATATTATATTTGCGATATGAAAAAACTCTTTTTATTATTGCTCGTTTTAGTTCTAACCTCTTGTGAAAGATATGTTACAGAGATTAGAGATTTATCCTTAAGCGGAAAATATGTTGTCTCAAAATTGGAGATTACAAATGTTGACCAAAACGAAACAAGAGATTCGTTGTACCTTCTTGGTACAACCTATAATAATACTTTATTACCAAAACCATTTGATAATATTAGAATTAATAATTTTTATGTTCATATGGATTATTCAACCATTAGAATGAAACTATTAGGTGTAACCCAATCAGGACAAGACATTTGGAAATACGGTTCAAATAATGACCCAATTTTTTACAACACATTTGGAGCAACACCATTTAGTTTTGGGTATATGCAATTCAACTACATCACTGATGATGGCTCATCAAGAACAGTAACATTTTTAATTGAAGACGACGGTTTTGAGACTCTTCAATTGAAAAGTTCTGGCGCATGGTTTAATGGAAAATTTGGTCAAAAACAAGTTATGACTTTATCCTTAACAAGAGTGGGTCCTTAATAGAACTCACTCTTTGGTAATGCGTCTGGATTAATAGTATAATATTCGTTCAAGAATATAATCAACTCTTCCTCATCTAACTCAATTTTATCTTCCCCTTCCAAGATTTCATCATCTGCGAAATCGTCGTCAAAAAAATCAAAGGATTCTGACACAAGGTCAAAACCATAATCTTCAACATGAGTATAATCAATGTTGTCAGTTCTCAATACTTCTTCACTATCTTCAATCGTTCTAAACGAAACATCCAAAACATTGGTGCTAGGGTTTAAGAAGTAGGATATAATTTCTTTAATTTCCATAATAAGTTAATTTATAAACAAATATGCTTAAACATAGCGAAAGTCATAAAATTAATCAATAATTATCATTTTTATTTTTCTATTTATGGTTATAATTTATTTATAAATTAAAATATATGAGATTTAATTCATTAACAATCGACAATTTTTACGCTAACCCAATGGAGGTTAGAGAGTTTGCCCTTAAACAAGAATTTAAAGTTAGAGGAAACTACCCAGGTCAAAGAACTGAGTCATTTTTAAATGATGGTATTAAAAAAAGATTAAGAGATATTTTATTTCCATTTGCTGGTGAGATTACTTGGTGGGGAGGTGATTATACAGGGTCATTCCAATATACTACCGCAGCAGATAGGTCTTGGATTCATGCCGATTCAACAACCGATTGGGCAGCCGTATGTTATTTAACCCCTGACGCTCCTGTTAGTGCAGGTACTGGAATTTTCAGGCATAAGAAAACAGGTTGGATGAATTACGATTATAAAAGAGAAAGTGAGCCAGGATATAAAGAATCGGCTCCTTCAGGTGATGATACACAAGATTATACTAAATGGGAAATGGTTGATAGAGTAGGAAATATTTTTAATAGATTAATTATGTATCGTGCAGACAACTATCATGTGTCATTAGACTATTTTGGGAAAGATAAAGAAGATGGAAGATTATTTCAGGTCTTCTTCTTCAACACTGAGAGATAATAAAAACTCAGGATTTAATGATGCAATAACTTCAAGAACACCTTCTGTACAATAACATGAATCTAAAGTACTGAAAACTTTATTAAATTTTTTAAACCCAACTAATACTGGGTTAAAAAGAAAATTAGAATTAGTAACAACTTTAGGTTTTGGGGGATTCCATAATCTACTATAGTGATAACCAAGTCCATGTATAAAATCAATACTGTCTTCGACATAAGATTCATAATATGGTATCTCTAATTGGTCTACTATAGTTTTAATATAGTTTATTTCGTTTTCTCTATTTTCAAAATATGAATACATTGTTATAGATGCACCCATTATAGAATTTTTATATTGTTCTTTTTGCAAAAAATGCCACAAGAAATATTCATTATTTCTTGCGACATCTCTAAAGTCTTTGATTGTAATAATTTTTCTATCCATTATCTAAAATTAGCACCTGCAATCCAAGTTACTAATGATTTTCTTACACCTGAGGTTAATGGGGTTACTCGATGTAATAAAAATGAAGGAAAGAAACAAAGTGTCCCTAATCCTTTTGGAACTGAAATTACTCCACCTCCTGGATTCATTTCTAAGTCACCACCTTCATACTCTTCGGGTGTTGATAATTGTAAAACACAAGATAGTTTTCTATTTGAAATTCCCGCTCCTAAATCAGCGTGCCAGTCGTAATGACCACCATTTCCGTAATACTTAGTATACTGTAGACTATCGTAATAATCCCAAAGGTCAAAATTCCACATTTCTTTATTTGCAATTTTTGCGTAATGTGCTAATTTTTCATAAATCCATTGTGCTTCGGGGATATCGTTAATCCACGAAATTTCGCTAAGTCTATAGTCACTAACTGTTGACCCCAATTCGTTACTTACGGTAGTTCCTGACTGTTTTACTTGGCTTTCACCAATATCAATGATTTTCACAATCTCTTCAGGAGTAAATGCGTTAGTGAAATAATAGTAGTTCAAATGATTTACATTTGTTCTTTGTTCTGCTAAAAAATAGTTTGGTGATGACATTTTGAATTAATTTTATATCTTTAATTATAGATAAACAAAATCCGATATTCAATAGAAATTTTTAAATTAATGAAAAAACATAAAATAATCGATACCATATTTTTTTATGATGAAATAGACATGTTATTGTTTAGACTTACCGAATTAAACGAATATGTTGACCATTTTATCATTATGGAGTCAAACATTGATTTTTTAGGAAATTTAAAACCTCTTTTCTTTTTGGAAAATCAAAACTTATTTGAAAATTGGAAGGATAAAATTACATATTTACCGACTTCAAATATTACTTCAGATACCATTTCATCTCTACATGATGAATTGAAAAAGGCCAGATGTGGTAGTAATTTTACATTATCAATAAACAGAGATAATATACAACTTACCCAATTAAATAATTTAAAAAATTATTTGCTGTCAACTGACTTATCTTTTGAAGATTTAATATTAATATCTGATGTTGATGAAATTCCAAATTTATCTGATTATCATATCATTTTAAATAAACTAAAATTTAACCCTGTCATTTTACGACAAAAAAATTTCCAATGGTCCAAAGACTATATTAATACCAAACCTCATTTGGGTACTTGTTGTCTATTATTTACAAGTATAATAACAACCCTACCACATTTTTTTAAGCTTTATTTTATTCGAAATGACATACATTCTCAATTGTATGAGATTATTGATTCTGGGTATCACTTTTCACATTTTTCATCAATGGATAAAACCAAAGAAAAATTATCATTATTAAATCCTGAAATTTCAGAATCATACATAAAATATTGTTGGGATAATTTAATTTCTTTAACGACCGACGAAACCAAAAGAAAATATAGTTTGATTGAATATGACGGAGAACTACCAAAAAATATTAAATTAATTCAAAGTCAAAAAATTAGCCGAAATTTTTCAAAAAAATACACAATAACATTAGACTATAACAAAGTTGAATCGACATTTAGTTTAAACGTGCATTGTGAGGAAAATAATCAATTTGATATTCTATTGCCAACATCAAAATATTATGATATTTTAATAGAGGAGAATACTCTTGAGAATTTTCAAAAGATGTACTGCGTTAATGAAATTAAAAAAATAATAAATTCTTTTAACCCATTAAGCCGAGACCTATTTAAGTTTGTTAATGATGGCAAATTTATAGAATATTCGTGGGCAGAATTAAAAAATGAATTTATTTACGATAGAATTAAAGATATCCTATAAAAAAACCCCTCCGTTAAGAGGGGTTTGTTATTAATTGTATTTGTTAAATCTGTTAAACATTTCCATGATTTTGTTTTTCTGAGTTTGAAATGACTCTTGTAAGTCTTCATCAATTTCACTCCAATCAGTATCACCAAAATGAGACTTAATATCTTCCCATGAACTCATCGCATCTAAACCTTCGTAATCTGATGGGTCAAATTCATCATCGTCAAAATCTTCTCCCTTATCTTTAGCATCTTGTTGTCTTTTCATCTTTTTCCACGCATGTGCTGGTAAATATTGTTCGTCAGTTTCACCTTCATATGAAAATTCTTGATAAGGTCCCGCTTTACCTGGCCCTTCACTATCAAAATCAAATGCTGGGTCCATATCACTATAAACACCCTGAGAACCTGAAATATCTACTTCATCAATTTCATCTGCCCAAGCTGATTCCATTGGTTCCCAACATTCTTCACATTCTCCATCTTCATTTACAGGATAAACTGAATCTGGCCCGTTTGATTCAAAATCGTAAGCTGGTTCAACATCATCAACATCCATGTCATAAGAATTTCCACCTTGTTCATCTAAGTTATCAACAAATCTCTCAATATGTTTTCCTGGCATTAAATGAGACATTGAATCTTTACCTTTAAAATGATACATTTTTTCTCCATGATTTTTATCCTCATGTTCATCATCAAATTCAATTTCATCCTCAAAACTTGGTGTACTATATCTGTATTTTCTACCTTTTTCTAATTCATGAGTACCTAATTCGTCTATTTCGCCATTACTTGATTTCTCAAGGTCAACTAACCCAAGGTCAACTAATCTTTTTGTAAAAACTTTTCTTGGTAATTTTCTTAAGTATCTAATAACAATTGGTGGAATATCATCGCCATATTGACCAAAAAGTTTTGCTAAAATGTCTTTTTCTTTTGGAGTTGGTTCAAAGCTAGCTCTTGCACGAGAAGCTTTCATTCCAAATTTACCTTTTTCGTACGGTTTGTCGTCTGTTTCATCTTCACCCATTTCTGCACTATTTAAATCTTCAAATCCGTCATCTTCATTATCAGGGTCTTCAAAATTATCATTATAATTTACAAAATCATCTGATTCGTCTTCTCGATATAAATTTTTGTACATTCCTTCAAATGTATCTACATCATTACCACCACCTTCAACATAGTCAAAATCGCCATGTTTTAAGTTAAGGTCTTTAACTTTATAAATGTCATCTAAATGACCTGTCTCTTCTTCTAATCCATCCATTAAAGTTGCATCCCAATCAGAATCATCTTCTTCTGACATGCCATCTTTATAACCACATTCCATACATTCACCTTCGTACATTTCTCCACCACACTCACACATAGATTTTTTAGAAACTTGTTCGTTAATTCCCATGTTTGTATATTTCTTAACCTCACCTTTATTATTAACCACTAATCCTTCTTTGTCTCCAGCAAAATCATATACAGTTAATGGTTGAGTATTTGATACTTGCGGTTGCATTGTTTGGTAACCGTTATATACACTTTTATGTTGGTCTAATATATCTGACTTCTCAGTTGCAGATAATTGACCTAATCCAAAATAACCTCTCATAATAATATTTTTATTATAAATAGTTTGAAATTCTTCTTTTTTTAGTTTGACTTATTGCAGAAGGAATTCTATTATTTTGATTAGGGGGAGGTCCAACTTCATTTTGATAGTATCTTGGTAATTTACTTATCGCCTTCATTTTGGATTTCTCCCTATTTTTTTTATGACAATTTCAATCGACGATATTAACGAACAAGCTGAAGGGGCCGTATTATTAGACGGTCTTAATGACGCAATTATTGGAATTGTTGAGGAATTCGGCAACGGACCGAGAATCCTATACTCCAAAAACAAAGTTCTTCAGATTCTTGAAGACCGAGACGGAATGACTCCACTCGAAGCAGTTGAATTCTACGAATACAATATTTTAGGTTTATTCGCTGGAGACCAAAATCCCATTTTTTTAATTACAGAATAATTCTTATCTTTGTCGTATGATAAAAGTACCTGTAGATACCAAAAATATCCCAGAAGTTAATGTATGGATTACTTCTGACACCCACTATTCTCACAAGAATATATGTAGGGGTGTAACCAGTTGGAGAACACCATCAGGTGAAATTCCTGTGTCTCAAACTCGTGACTTTTCCACAATAGAAAAAATGAATGCCTCAATTGTTAATAACATTAATGAAGTTGTTGGTCAAGATGATATGTTAATTCACCTTGGTGACTGGTCTTTTGGTGGAAACGAACAAATACGTGAATTTTGGGATAGAATCATATGTAAAAATATTCACTTAGTGTTAGGAAACCACGACCACCACATCGAAAACAATAGAGATGGATGTCAGGGTTTATTTAAATCTGTTTCTCACTACAATACACTTGAAATGGGACAGTTTAAGTTCCGTTTGATGCACTACCCTATAAGTTCATGGGATGGTCTTGGTAAAGGTGTAATGCACTTACACGGTCACTGCCACTTACCAAACAATTTAAAACTTAGTAAAGGTCAAAGAATGGATGTGGGTATGGATGGTCACCTTGAGTTTAGACCATACAATGTTTATAGGGAAATTGTTCCATTACTTAGAAACAGACCTAAAGTTTCTGAAATAGGTGAATATGACCATCATTTAGATAATATTCAAAATAAGGATAATGGATAAGTCAGTTAAATTATTTTATACTCCTCCAAAAGATGAATGCTTTGAAGAATTACGAACAATTTGCATTCGTTTTTGGAGGACTTTTGATGAGGTTGAATATGTAGATGAGAAAATTAATAGAATAAAAAATTTAAAAAATGAAGGTTGTAATTTTGTGATGATGATTCAAATGATTCATGCAGTAAGTAGGGAATTTATTGCAAAAGCATTATCTTTGGAGACTCGAAATGAAATTAGTATGAGGTTACATGGGTGGGAAAAAGAAAACGAATTTGATTTTTTCAATATATGGAATATAAACAATAATTTATGAATGGAGTATTATTTTTAGTAAGAGGTTTACCTGGTTCAGGTAAGACATCATTTGCATCGGCTATTTGGAATGAATATGCTGTATGTGAAGCAGACAAATTTTTTTACGATAAAGAAGGGAACTACAATTTTGACGTGTCAAAGTTAAAGGAGGCACATACTTGGTGTAAAAATCAAGTTGAGACCAAAATGATTGACCATCAAAATAACCAACAATATTATCCTGAAATTGCAGTTTCAAATACCTTTACCCAAGAATGGGAAATGGAAGATTATTTCAAATTAGCAGAAAAATATGGATATAAAGTAGTATCTTTGATTATTGAAAATAGACATGGTGGACAGAACGTTCATGGAGTACCAGAAGACAAACTCCAAATAATGAAAGATAGATTTCAAATTAAATTATAATATTATGATAAGTCCATTTTGTTATATTGCAATACACAACTGGGAATACCGTAGAGAGAAACATAAAGTAGAGAATCATCCATTAGGTAGAGACGTAATCAGAGTAGTGGTTAGGGAATGCAAATGGTGCGGACATAGAGAACATCATACCTTGCCAAGAGTTGGTAAAAAATTTACTTTTTGGAGAAATTTTGATACTATTGGTAAAGACGACACAATAAAATTTGAACAATTATAAAAAACAATCACATGCAAACATTAGTATTTAACACATCAACAAAATCAGTAAAACTTTATGAAGGAAATGAGTCATCTCCAATCCTTTATACTTTTGACTCAGTACCAACCGTAAAAATTGAAGTCGGTTATTATCAAGTAATGCAAGTAGACGGAGCATCAACAGAAGACAAAAGAGTACCTGTCGCCCGTTTCCCTGTATCAAACACAAACATGTTAATTAAGAAATAAATTGAATTTAGATATAAACATATTGAACGAATACCTTGAGAAGGGTTTGGTGGTTAAAAATGACCATCCAACCCTTCCATTGTCTATTTGGAATTATTCTCGTACTTGCCAGTATGAGAATAAGTGGGATGATATTACCAAAATGTGCCGAGGTCTTATCTTGGATAGAGAAGGTAATGTTATTGCTAAAGCGTTCAATAAGTTTTTTAACTACGAAGAATTAACTTTAAACGATATACCTGAAGAATCTTTTGAGGTATTTGAAAAATTGGATGGTTCTTTAGGTATTTTATTTTGGTATCAAGGCAAATGGATATTAGCAAGTAAAGGTTCGTTTACTTCAGACCAATCAATTAAGGGTAGAGATATTTTAAATAAAAAATACAACGTAGAAGTATTACCAAAAGGATATACTACCGTTGTTGAAATTATTTACCCTGAAAATCGTATTGTTTGCGATTACGGTGTTGATGAAGAATTGGTTGTACTGTCTATGGTGAGTAACGCAAATGGTAAAGAATTGGACTACGATTCTATGTTGTCAATCAACGAAGTAAGTGGATTTCCAACCATTAAGAAATATGATGGTATCACAGATTATGATACCCTTAAAGATAAGATTAACGGTAACAGAGAAGGATATGTAATTCGTTTTAAGAATGGATTTAGAATGAAAATAAAAGGAGAAGAATACGTTCGTCTTCACAGAATCTTAACTGGATTTTCAAATGTGGATATATGGGAATACCTTAAAGACGGAAAAAATATCGATGAATTACTTGACAGGGTTCCTGATGAATTTGATAAGTGGGTTAAAACCACAATTCGAGATTTAAAATATGAATGTTTTCAATTGAGGGAGAGAGCAGGAAAACTTCACGATGGATTCCGTTATGGAAAATATGGTGATGTAGACCCTGAACCATCTAAAAAAGAATTTGCAGAATTTGTTATGAAACAACAAGAAGTTTTACATGCAATTATGTTTGCGATGTGGGACCATAACAACGAAAAAGTTGACGATATTATTTGGAAATTAGTTAAACCAAAATATTCAAAACCATTTTGGCAAAAAGAAATTGAACCATGAAAAATAAAATAGACAAAATCTACGAATCAAAAATCGTACATACTTCATTCTTAGATAAAGAATCCATTGTTGATGCAATGATGGATTCTTATATCTTAGGATTAAACGAATCAGAAGAAAAATACAATAAACTTAAATTAGCTTTTGAATCTTTATTAGATTATTGGGGTGATTATGGAAACTATAACTCGTCAAGAAATCATATGGAAGAAGATTGGAAAAAAGAAGGAGGATTAATATGAACAATATAGATAAACAATACACAGAGTTACTTCAAGACATTCTTGATAATGGAGTGGAGAAAAAAGATAGAACAGGTACTGGCACAATTTCAGTATTTGGTCGTCAAATACGCCATAACATGAATGAAGGGTTTCCTTTACTTACGACCAAGAAAATGGCGTGGAAGACTATGGTTGTCGAGTTGTTATGGTTCTTAAGAGGTGATACTAACATCAAGTTCCTATTAGATTATGATTGTCACATTTGGGATGGAGATGCATATAAGAATTATTGTAAATTTATTGAGTCAGATGTAAGTCAGAATAATAAACTTGAAATAGTAAAAATACCCGAATCAAAGGAAATATTTATCAAAACTATCAAATGTGATGATGAGATTGTAAGAAAAATGGGTAAAAGATATTGTGATGAGTTTGCAAAACAATGGGGAGACCTTGGACCAATATACGGTAAACAATGGAGAAGTTGGACTAAAAAGAAAATGTATCTATCAACAGATGGTTTATATGAAAACATCTATGATGAGACAGACCAAACTGTTATTGACCAAATATCTAGTTTAATCAACGAACTAAAAACAAATCCAGACTCAAGACGATTAATGGTTTCAGCTTGGAATGTTGGAGAATTAGACCAAATGGTTCTTCCACCTTGTCATTATGGATTTCAAGTTTATACAACTGAATTAAGTGATTTAAGAAGATATAATATTTGGTTTAATAACAACTACGAAACAGGTATGGAAAGGTTCTTTGACCCTAAAAACTTACCTGATTTTGATAACCCGTATTATACTCCAACCCCAAAGAGAGCAATCTCCTTAATGTGGAATCAACGTTCAGTGGATACATTTTTAGGTCTTCCATTCAATATTGCATCTTATGCGTTGTTATTGAATATCATTGCAGAAGAAGTTAATATGGTTCCTGATGAATTGATTGGTAATTTAGGTGACGTTCATTTATATTCAAACCATATTGAACAAGCAAAAGAACAGATTGGTAGAACGTTAACTTTCGATGAAAGATATGCTTTGTATACAGGACATGATAAAACATGGGAAGAAGATGGTGGAAATTCGTATGGTAAAATTAATGGGTTGGATATGATGGATGATAGAGGAATACCAACCAGAACAAGAGAACCATATCCATTACCGTCAGTTAAAATAACTCATAGAGAATGGTATCAACATGAAAAAGTTAAAGAACATTTAGGTGAAAAAACTTTTAATGAAAAAATATTATCATTAAGACCTGATTGTTTTGAATTATTAAATTATAAATCTCATCCACCAATTAAAGCGCCCTTATCAAACTAATGGAATACGAAATTATATTACCCGAAATAATCGGTGACGAATGGCATAATATTGGAATTGATTTTGCGCCTCAAACAATTACTGGAGTCATCCGAGGTGAAGATAAGGATAAAACAATTATTGATTTAAAAAAATATTGTCTTTCATTAGACAATCGTTTTTTAAAAAATTACAAAATAATAAAGAAAGAAGATAAAACGATAATTCAAATTACTGTTTAATGAAAAAATACGGAATAACATCAATGTACGGAAACCCAATCCATCCAGGACATATAGAATGTCTTATGTTGTCTAAAGAACTTGTGGACGAATTATGGGTAATTGTGAACAACGATAAACAAGCAGAATTAAAAAGAGGAATACCTTCTTTTCAAGATGAGGAATATCGTAAAGTGGTTATTGAATCAATCAGATATGTTGACCACGCTGAAATCGCTATCGACCAAGATGGTAGTGTTTGTGAAACAATCAAATTATTTTACGATAAGATTAAATCATTAGACTCTAAGTCTGAAATTATTTTCACAAAGGGAGGAGACCGATTTGCGAACGAAATCCCTGAGAAAGTAGTTTGCGATTCATTAGGAATAAAAATAGTTGACGGATTAGGGTTAAAAACTCACAACTCAAGTGATATGATTAATCGTTAAGCAAACGTCATATAGAGTTGGACTATTTTGTTGGCAAATTTTTCAGCCAAATGGTTCACTCTACTCATATCATCCATATCTATTTTTTTAGATTCCATGTATTTCATAAGACCTTGTATCAATTTCATTTTAGATTCTTCTGCCATTTCTAAAACTTCCTGAAATGATTCATTATCTTCTTGATTTTCTCCATGGTATCTATCAATCCATTCTTTACCTGAATATAAAAATGGATGGGCTTGAAACATATTTACAACACTTGATTCTCTAAGTTTGTTAAGAAATTCTCTAAAAAATCTCCAATCAAAGTTTTCAAATACTTCAGGATTTTTAGCGAAAAAATCATAGTGACGGTCACCTGTAGTTGCACTTTCTTGAACTCTCTCTTTTGGTTTTTTCCACGCATCTGTAGATGAAACCAATGCTAACGTACTTCCATTATCCCAAATAACCTCAATGATTGATTCATCACCATTTGACTCAAATGGGTCTCTACTAACTCTTCTAACAGTTCCTTTAGTACCAGGAGGTACTCCTGTTTCACCATCCATGTGGTAACAAATTACCTTATCTCCTTCTTTTAATTTTGGATTTAATTCACCTTTCATAACAATAAATATATGCGGTATATTTATTGTCATATGGATTTTTTAATTAACGAATCTCAATTGAGAATAATTTTACAGGAACAAGATGAATCAAAAATGACTGATTACATGAAAACCATGTATTCATTCACTAAAAATCTTGCAAATAGAGTTAGTAAAGTTTATGGTCTTAACGTTAAAATGTTAATGACTTGGGCTACATCCGTTGGTGGTTTAGTAATGCCGTTAGATAAATTTATTAGAGACGGTAATTTTGAACTAACTGATGACCAAAGATATTTGGTTTTAGCAGGTATTGCATTTATAATGTTTTATGAAAACAAAAAAGGATTAGTTAAAATTTTAAGTAAAATTAAAGAGGAAGGTCTTGAGGATACATTTCGTTTAGTATTAGAAAAAGCTAAGGATTTAAAATCAGCATTTAAAGGATTCCTTTCATCATTAAAAATTACTGTAAGTACTTTTATGGATACGGTAGCATATTCATTTTTAATACCAATTATTATGGATATTCAAGATATCGCATATAGAACATCAAATCCTAAAGAAAGTGCCATATTAATTGCCGAAAGATTGATTGCGTCGGGAGGTGTCCTAATAACAGCTCAAGTTTTATCTCAAGTAATCAAAAAAATCATCGAAAAAATTAAGTAAACATATCGGGTTCTAAATCGTAATAATTACCCCACTTTTGAGTAATTTCAAACCCATCCATTTTAATAATAAAGTATCGTGCTTGATAATATAAGTCATCAATACCGATAATATCAATCTCATTACCCATTACATCATAAAGTACATTATTAATCTCATCTCTTAGGTAATCAGTATCGTACATCACATTCAAAATAGCGCCAGCAACATCGTCCGCAATTTTCAAATTAGGTACTACATAATGACTATCAAACATGAAGTTAGATATTTCAATGTTAAAATTAAAATCAATATATACGTCATCTAAGTAGTAGAATTCTTCCATAGGTCTCCAATATATATCAAAAGTCAATGGACCTATTGCGGTTCTTAAGGTTACTTCTTTAACTTCTTTTCTCATCGTAAATAAAACCTCTCTTTGTTTCTCAGAGGAAATAAAAATACCTTTATTAATAGGTTCTTTACCATCAACCAATATTTTCTCTGAATATGAAAAATTACTACCTACGTATTTCCAAATATTAGTAAGAATGTCGTGAATATGACCACTGAATACTGGAGTCGCATATGATTGACCTTTTTTAGGTAAAACAACATTTACCACAATATTGTAACTCCATCCTTTCGCATCATCTGGTTCTATGGATAAAAAATGATATTCATATCCATCTTTATCAAAGGAGTGTTCCATTAATACCTTACGAAATATTTTTAATTCCCTATCCTTTAATTCTGTATTCATTACTTCTGTAAAATTTGTTGGATTACTTTTTCCTGTTGTTTTGGATTCAAAGTATGCTTATGTGGATTTTTTTGAAACCAAGTTCTAACTAAAGTTTCAAAATCCGCTTTTTCAGATTTGGCTCTTTTATTAAATCCAGCTCTTTGGGCTTCCAATTCGTGTTGTTGGGTATAATACTTTTCAGGGGACTTTGGCTCTTTATTTGGAAACTTATATCCTTGTTCGTGTTGTTTAATATGTTCTAATTCATGGCGAATAACCTCGTTTAGTTCTTTGGTTAATTCATCAAGTATTGTATATCCCGCATTTGGATTAGAGATGATTGTAAGGTACATTAAATCATCGTCATAATATAACTCCCCATCTACATCAACAGTCTCTACATCGTCACTTAATTGCAAATCTAAGAAGATACTAAACCCGTTAAATTCAGGATAAGTATAAACCATTTCATCTTTACCCAAATCTTCAGGTAATCCAAATTCTCCTTGTCTTTGGTGTTTGAAAAATTGTACAACATCTTGTACCAATTTTCTGGTAAGTTTGTCTAATTGACCTTCAACTATTAACGATTCGTTTATTTTTTTTGGTTCTACTTCATTTATAACTTTTGTAACCATTGATGATGGTAATGAAAAATATTTTAATATCTCATCCACTTTTCCTTGTGTGACCCACACAAGATTTTGATAAGGTCCAGTATCATATGTTTCAATTTTTGTTTCACGACCAAAATGAAACCTCATAATTGAATTATGAGCGTCAGATAATTCGCTTGAAGGTAAGATATACAATGTAAGAGTAACATAATCTTTCTTATCTCCCATTGAGATATATTCCCTTACTCCTGTGATTTCAACTTTAATGTTAGTAGGCGTAGGATATTCACCATCCCCATCTTGAAGATAATATATTTCAAATGTGTGGCCTTCAAAAAATCTATTAACCCTATCTATTATTGCCTGTTCTTGATTCATTAACTATAAATACATCAAAATGGAATTGATAACCCAAAACCGTATCTAATTCCTTTCATGAAATTTATGCCAACAGTAAAATCAGGTCCACGTTTAGTATTGGTTAATATTCTTAATGGATATACCTTAACCCAAACATCTGGTTTAAAATCAACTCCATCAACATGAGTTTCACCAAAAACACCTCCCATAATAGAAAATTTATGATTGGTTAAACTAAGTCCAATTCTATTCATTCTTGATTGAGGTGTTGTATAGATATATGGTTGAGGAAACGTTGTTGTAACGTATGCTCCGATATAATAACCAAATCCATTATAATTATTGTTGTACGTGACTACCAAACTTTTTTCTTTTGGAATATACATAATGTCAGAAGTCTGACTTTTGCCAACAAAAGAAATAAATAATAAAAAGAGTGCGAGTGTTGTTTTCATAACACAAATATACTACTTTTGTGTCAATATAAAAAGACTATTAAATAAAACACACATGAACGAAAAATTGATTACCATGTTGAGACTATCTGCAGAGTCAGATAAAGCAAAAGCATTATTAACTTTAGACCTATTGGGGAATAAAGGTGTCGGTATCGGTGACCACTCAACTAAAGACTTCTACAGCAACGCTGAAGAAGCGTTACAAATGTTGGTAGACGCTGAAGATAGGTTAAAGGTTATTGAGAAGTATTTTGGTGGAAAATAAAGTTTTAAAATAGGAAGCTTGCCAGAGTGGTTGAATGGAACGGTCTTGAAAACCGTCATACTGAAAGGTATCTGGGGTTCGAATCCCTGAGCTTCCGCAAACTTGGAGTACGAGGAACTAACATAAACGGAGTACTTAACCCATAAGTTTATTAAATTAAATTATAAGGTTTCCAGTGAGTTAGTTCAAATATTGTAAGGTGGCGAAATTGGGTTGTCTCTGTTATGACCTTGGCATACGCACCCACCTGTCTCGTGGGCGAGGACAAAGAAATAGATTAATAATATGGGGTAGACCACCAGCTTGCAAGCGTTCTGTTATTAATTGAATCTCCTCTTGAAGGTTCGACTCCTTCCCTTACAGCATGTGTTACCCAAAGGGTAACTCAATGGTATGAGACTTGTTCTCTCAAACTCAATACCTAAAGTTGAGCATCTTCTCTACGGGAGAGGATTTAAGTTATTAACATTCAGTAGAAATACTGAATGTTTTTTTTTGACTAATATTTTTATTTAACTTATCTTTTAAAAAAACAAAAATATGTCTCGTATAAATGAATTAAAAAAACAATATCCTGAATTGAATATTACAATGTTTGATTTAATGGTTAGATTAGATACCACTAAAACTCACAAATACCTTCCTTTAATGTGTAAAATTTTTGGAAAAAGATTTGATGTAAAAGAAATGTGGCGTAAAGATGAATTATCAATTGGCATATTGGAAATTCAATCAAATTTAATTAATAAAGGAATTTCAACTGATGGACTTACAGATAATCAAATGTTTTATTTGTCAAACTATATTACTGAAAATTTCACTACTGAAACATATCATACTTTAAACTTATTCATGGAATACATGGATAAAAATATGATTGAAAAAAATGATGTTACAAGTTATAAAGATATTGATGATATTAGAGGTGCCGTAACATTAGCTACCATGAAAGAGCTTACAAAAGAACTTGAGGGTCAGGTTGTCAAAGAATATGAAGATGAAAAGTGGGTTGTTGTTAGACCTTTAACATTTTCAGCATCGGCAAAATATGGTTCATCAACAAGATGGTGTACAACATATCAAAAAGAAAAAAACTATTTTGAAAAATATTGGAGACGAGGTATTTTGGCATATTTTATCAATAAAGAAACAGGATATAAGTTTGCGGGTTACAAAGGATTAGATGGTGATTCAGAATTTAGTTTTTGGAATGCTGAAGATAGTAGAGTTGATTACCTTGATGTTGATGCTGATGATTATCTATTCCCTATTGTTAGAAAAATATTCAAATCCGAATTTACAAACAAAAATTTATGTTCAGATGAAATTCAACAACAAGTTTATACAGAATGTATAAGTGTTCACGAAAAAATGAGAATTGAATTTAGTGATGAGACAATTCCACTCAATGAACAACCGACGGAGGTATCAATGGAACAACCAGAATTACCCGTTCATAATTATCAAAGAGAAATGGACACAATACGCGAATTACTTAGTGAAACAGAAAATGACATTGTTCCAGGAGAAAGACAAGTTCGAGAATTATTATCTGAATTCACAGATGTTCCAACAATGAGGGCCTAAGATTTCCTTCTCTCCTAATAACTTGATGCCAAACAAATTTTAAAATTGAAATTTGTTTGGCATTTCACAATTTGTTTGGCACGGATAAATTATATTAAAATAACGGTCTTTTATTCCAATAGATATGTAGATTTTTATCGACTCCTAACATTCTAAAAAATCCTGAAATATCAGAATTAATTTTATTAGTAAAACTACCTTTGGACCAATCTGGGTCCATATCTAAGAAAAAATTTATTCTATTTGGATTTGATTCTCCAAAATTAATCTTATATATGGTGATTCTTATTGGTTCATCGTCATCACCAACCAATTCGTTATTAATTTCTGGTATTATAACGTCATCAATATATACTTGTAAGTATTTTTCAATTTTATCAATATTCATTACTAATAATTTGAAGAGGAAAGTCCAAGTTGTTTAGAATATCTACCAAGATTACAAGACCAATATCCTGCGGTTGTTCTATCTGTTTTTTGAGAACACTTGCGGTTCTCTTTAACTATTAATATAGAATTACCAAAAGTTATTTTTTTAACTCCTTCAGTTTTACTCTTAGTATAAACTGCGAATTTCTTAGGATTTCTTGGAGTTTTACCTTCCGTTAAAATATCATCTTCTGTTTCGTAGATGTAAGGAGCATCTAAATAAACATATTCCTTACCAATTTTAACTTTAATACCTAAATCAGATTCAACCATCAATCTATCCTTTTTATTAAGGTCAATTTTTCCCTGATTAAATAACTCTCTAACTTCATTAACCAAATTAAAATAACCTTCAGAATAAAACATAAATGCATTTTCAGCTAAGGTCATTTCATTATCAATATGATATTGTAACGCGTTTGAAATTTTAACATTCTCTTTCAATATTAAAGATTTGTCTAACTGTTTCTCTAATGTTTCTTTAATTAATTCACGCAAATCCATGAGATTATTTTTTATATAAATAGTCTAATCTTTTTTAACTTTAATTTTCCAATAAATCCCGCCATTAATATACGGTGTGAATTCTCCTGATATTCCGTCTGTAGTTCTATTTGCAACTCCAACACCTACTTGATATAAATGGTCTTTTTTAGTTTTTAATATTAATCCCATCCCTAAAGAGTTAACCCAATCTTTTTGACTCCAAGAACCATCAACACCAATAAACATTTGATTTTTAATTGGTGGCAAAGGAGGAGCTGATTCTCTAACAATTTTTGGTTTAATCGATGCCGACCATTCTCTGGATATTATTTTATTTTGAGAGATACTATCAGACAAGTATAGAAATCCTTGATTATTATTCAACTTAATAGTGTCCATATTAATCATTTTAGCATAAAAATTTTTAAGAATTTCTGCGGTATCTACATGTACTAATGTTGGCACATAGATTGTAGTATCATGATAAATGTCACTACCTTGAATATATTCAGGGTATGAAATTGTAATGGTATCATGAACCGATTCTCCAGGGATTTCTTTAACCACTTCTTTAATCACTGTACGATTGTCTCCGTCTAAAAAAAGCACCGCAACAATTAAAGCAAGAATTATAAAATGTCTAATGTCTAATATTTTTTTCATAGTTTTACAGCATTAATCTTGAACCAATCAAGAAGTTATTAAGAATCGGTGTCTCTTTTTGAGTAGACGCCGAAACTTTATAGTTTAGGCTTAAACCAAATCGTTTACTGATTTTATAATCAAACGACGAACCAACTAAAAATCCAAATTGTCTATTAACTGTCGTTTCACCAGTTTTTGAATTCCAACTTAGTGGTGAATTCATAACAAATACTTGTGGAGATAAAACTATTTTTGGACTAACAGGGAATGGTTTAGTCCAAAACCCAACCACAGATGTTGAAAATGAAACATTAAAAATATCTCTCATCTCTCCTGTCTTTACATTAACCAACTCTTTATCTTGTAATAATAAAGTAATTGCACCTATATTATATCCATATGTTCCGTATTTTGGATTTGGTATAATGTGGGTATATCCAACAAGATTCATATAATTTCCGTCCAAATAAGCGGCAGTCATAGAATATGAATTAATAGATTCTAACTTACCATTTTTAAAATCCATTTTAGTATATCCACCACTTAACGCAAATTGTTTTAATGTACTCCAAATCATACCATTTGCACTCCAACTTTCATTACCCGCCATTGAAGCTTTACTAACACCAAATGACGCAATTACACTATACTTTAAATCAGGCCCTTGTGTTGTAGTTAAGTCCGATGCAAATAACATTGGGTTTGCACTAATCGCTTTCTTTTTTTCTTCTTTCTTTTTCTCGTCAGATTTTTTTTCTTCTTTCTTTTCTTCACTTTTACTCTCAGACTTACTTTCTGATTTGCTTTCTGAAGTTTCTCCTTTTGAATCTCCAGACCCACCCTCCGATGAGGATGATTCCCCAGAAGATGATGACGATTGGGAGGATGACGATGAAGATGAAGAGGAGGGTTGAGGTTGTGAGGATGCCGATGAGCTTGCGGCCGAACCAGCTGCGGAACTTGCTGCCGATGATGCGGCTGAAGAAGCTGCCGCACTTGCCGCTGCAGATACTGCCTGAGTCACTGTTGTTGCTACTGTTTGAGTTACTACTGTTGTTGATGGACATGGTGTTGCAAATATTGAATTAACCCATCTGTCTACTTCCCCACTTGCAAATTGAGAATATGTAAAAATTTTAGAGGTTCCTCTAATAATAACTAATACTCCTGTTGTAGATTGAATCGGTATTGATACGACATAGGTCTTTAAATCACAAGGGTCCAGGTAGGTTTGAGTTACTACCTGTCCTTGCGACCTGTGGGTGAGGAAAACCACAAATAAGATACTTAATAATATTTTTAGACCTTTCAATTATATTGTATCTTATTTGGTGTAAATTCCTTTTTTAATCATCCTATCTAAGATTCTAGCACAAGCAATATCAAGAGCTTTTTTAGTTGCAATTGATATTGTTGATTGATTGAATTTAACTGGGTCTACGGTTGCGTCTGATAATAAAGTTAGTTCTCTTGTTGTCTTTGCTTCACCTAATCCTGATGCTCCAAATACAACTCCTGTTTCTGCATTTGTGAATCTTACTTGTAAACCAATACGGGTAACCATTAAATTTTTAACCCCATTTTGTAAATTAACGGTTTCATCTTCGGACACAGAATAATCGTAACACTCAATTGTTACAAAGTATTGTGCCAAGTTAATTTTACCTCTACCGTCTAATTTATTCTCAGAAATTCCTGCTTGTGATGCTTGGAATTGCTTAACCATTCTATTCTTAATTTCTGTTTTATCTTCTGTGAATTTAAAACGATTAAGATTTTCAAGGTATTCCATTGAAATATTTGCAACCCCTAACCCAACTCTTTTTTCTTTAAGTTCAGGATACATCTCATACATTTCGTCTGAGATTCCCGCCTTTAATATTTGTATTGGTATTTGTGGTCCATCGTAATCCAAAAACCGACTAATATCTATTGCGGTCTCAAAAGATGCTTTATATTGTTCTGTCTGAGTTTTACCTATAGTTTGGCCATAGGAAGCCATTGAGACTAAAAGTCCCGCCATTAATAATATCTTTTTCATATGTTGATTAATATCTTTTAGGCCATCTCCAGTCTTTTTTTCTACTGTACAGACCTAATAATGTTCCTAACGTAAAGAACTGTATAATCCAAAGAGGTCCCATCCAATCTGTAGTTCTCATTTCGTTATCAAAATAGAACATAAATCCGATTAGATAGATGATTGATGAGCAAAACAAGATTACTTGTTCAAACTCTTGATAGAATTTTTTAATCATTATTTCTTACCCCCTTCATACCAAATATTATCAGGATTGTCCTTGAACGTTCCGTCTATTTTCCATTCTATCTCATTTACAATGTTTCTTATTCTTTCGTCTTGACTTGTGAATTGTAAATAAAGAAAAAATACTTGTGTTGATAATGCGAACGCAAGCCATACTCCGACAAATCCCAAGTATGATTTGAACATTACATCACCGATTTTTTGAAAGTTAATTTTTTTCATTTTTCCTCAATTTTTATTTTTATTTTACCATTTTGGAGCTTCTTCCTTGAATTCGTCTCCTTCTTTTTTCTTAGGTTTAGGTGCCACTGTTGCAGGTGCACTAGATTTTTCTTTAATGATTATTGTTTTTCCGCCACCCGCAGCTTGTTGTTGAGTTTGAGTGTTATTGATGTTAATCACAGGTGCCGCTTGTTGTGTTGCAGGTTTTTCTTCCTCTCCACCAATTAGTTTAGTTGTAACCACACCACCAGCACCTAATACGATAGTTGTGACCAATCCAATGATTGTTTTTTTAAGACCTGACCATGTACCGTCATTATGGTCTTGTGTTTCCTCTGACATAAAATTTGTTTTTTATTTTTAGTTTATTTTATTATAATTGGGTACTTCACCTCTTTACCATTAATGTCGATAAAGATAAAATCGTAGTCCTTTTTAGGTAATCCTGACAAGTCATAAGTTTTTTGAGTTGTCAATTCATTAGCAGTGAACCCGTCTTTTTTAACTGGTTCTTCACTTCCAAAAGGAACGATTTGTACCGAATATTTTGAACCAACAGTTGTTTCAAAAACTGCCGTTACAATGTTATTAGTTTGATTTATTGATTTAATTGCCGTTGACGTTGACTTAACTCCTAAGTCAATTGTTACAGGTTCAGGTAATTCTATTTTTGTACAACCCGCCAATACGATTAAGACTAATGCGATAATTGTTTTTTTCATTTTAAAAATTTTTATATCCTGTTAATTTTATTTGTGTGGTATTCAAGTTAATGCCTAATTGAGTTCCATTGGAACTACTAGCGTCCATTGTTGGAGAAACTTTAACAGATGTTAAAATATCAACACCACTTCCTATTGTTGAAAACTTTAATTTGAATGGTGTTAAATTTCCCTTAATTGAAATTTTATTATTTTGGTCAATTGCTCCGAATTTAACTTTACCTTCTTTTGAATTAACAAAAATGTACCAAGAATTTGGAACCTCTGATTTTAGTTCTTCAAATTTGATTTTTGAATTGTCATAATTAAATTCAAATTGTAATCCTCCCACACTATTTCCATTTGTATTAAGTGTTATAGGTATTTCAACGTTATTTGACGTTACAGTTACATTAGATAGATTAATATCGATAGATGAAATTTCATTTGGTGTATTAATAAATGATGTTGATTGTGTTGCCATAGTTCTAAATGCGGTATTAGTCATTAAACTATTTACAGCATTTGTTTGAATAGTACTTGTACCATTTATACTAGTTACAACTTGTGAAGAATGTGAACGATTTACATCTCCCCATAAAAGGTATTTTAAATCAACAATTTCATTTGTTCCTAATACACCTGTTTTAACATATGTTCTAGGATATGTAATATCTTTCCAATTTGCGGATGTTACTGAACCCCATGAATTAGAAGGATTTGTATTAAATGTAAATTCAGCTTTAATACCATAATCGTTATTACCTGAACTTCTTATGTAAGGGGTAAATGTTGAAGTTGACACTGTTGTAAAGCTTGATGGTACTTTGTAGAAAGCCCAGTTAGCATCTTTACTAACAAATTCAACAGGTCCTGAATACAAGTCAAATAATTGTAAACTTTTAATATCTTCAGGTAATATATTTAACCCGTTAAATTCTCTCAAATCAATATATACTCTTGACTGACCTGAACCATATCCGTCAACATTAACAACACACCATTCAACTTGACCTGCGACACTTGTTGCGTCTGTTGTTCTCCAAGTAGGTAAACTCATATAACCATTACTGCCCATAACATATCCTGTTGGTACAGTTACAAGTGTGTCTAATCCAACAACCTGAGCCAATAATCTTGGTAGGTCTCCTCCATCTATGATTTTATTTCTGTTTATGTCGGCCGCGTATAAAGATTGACCCGTTTTTAAAATTTGACCGTTACTACCATCTAATCCCATTGATGTAAATTCACCTTGTGCTGTAGTAAAATCTGATATTGTGATTGCTCCGTTATATATCGCATTTGTTTTATCTATGTTGTGCATTACAGTCACTTCATAAATTTTATTTTCAGATAATAATGATTGATTAATATCTACATTACCATTAGATAAAACATTGAATAATTGTCCAGTATTACTAACAGTATCTCTAAAAGAAACTTTAACATCTGATATTGCAAGTAAATTAGAACTAATATCAACTTTAGCGGTTAAAAGTTTGCCTGTATTTTGGTTCATTATAACCTCAGTTGATAATGGGGTGTCCATAAATGTTGCAACTCCGATACCTTGAGCGTTCCATCCAGCAACAAAGTTTAATTTAACAGGATTAAACGAATTTGATGTTGACGCAGCCTTTAATCTAAACCTTACAATTAACATTCTATCATAAGATGTGTATGGCATTGATGAAGTTGTTGCCCAAGTTATTGTAGCCCTAAGAATTGCATTAGACCCAGTAGGGTTATATACGTAAGTTGCGTTAGCCGTATATCTTTGAGTGCCGTTTGTGTAAGTACTATTTCCCCCATAAGAATAATTCGGGTAATTCTGCCATGATAGTTGTATATTAGAACCTGATGGAAGTATTCCTCCGTTTCCACCTGTACCTGTATGGTTAATTGAAACTACCTCAAAGTTTGTTTGGTCATATTGGAAATCAAACATTAACTGCCTTGTAACCGCATCACTATTACCATTTGCATGGACTATAACATCAAATTGGTCTCCTCTATCAATAACTCCACCGTTAATATCGGTAAGAACTCTTGTGTCAGGGAACTTAAATTTAATTTGACTAAATGATGTTAAGGACAATAGTAAAAGTCCTATTGTTAAAAGTTTTTTCATTTTATTTTATTTCAAATAATTTATTTACCAATTTGTTACTAGATTTTTTTAACGCATTACTTAATGATTGCTGGTTAAAATTACCACCATTATCAATCGCCAATGTTGACATTGATATTTCTGAAGATTCCTCTTCAACAATAACTTCTTTGATTTTTTTACCGTCGTGTTTTAAAATTCCTTTAAGTCGGATTACAACGGATTCTGCGTCCTTGTGAAAAACAGAAAGATTTGATTTGGTTTTTAATACATCTAAATAAATGATGTCAATTGTAACTTTATCCTTTGATTCTGGATTAAGTTCAAAATCTTTCTCTTGTAAAAATTCTTCTACTACGTTTTTTACACCAAACTCAAGGTTACGGTTACCCGCAAGGTTTCCTATTTGAATCTTGTTAGAAACAGATTCAACCCATATTTCTTTTGTTTGGTCTAAATTGTTTGATGATAGAGTGAGCATTCCGCACACTACTAGTAGTAGAAGTTTGTTCATTTTAATTAGTATCTTGGTATCTATAAATACTAACTAACTGCCTATTTATTACTAAAGATTTAAAATTATGTCGGTCCTTAATGAAGAATTAGATAAAATATTGTCGGTAATGAAAATAGTTTCAGAGCAGGAAGATTCAAATGAACAAATGAATGTTAATTTGAAAAAAACTGTGGAAGTATTAAAATATCTTAGATTATATTCTAAAAATATTGAAAAAATGTTGGTGGAAATCAGCGTCATGGGTACATCTCAAATTATAGATTTTCATTTATTAGAAAGAGGTCTTAAAACAGTATTACTTAAAAAAGGAGATAAAAAGAAAAACGTTGAAGAATATTTTAATAAAATTATTTCATCATTAAAATTAAGAGATAAATCAGGATATGGTCCTGATTCAGATGATGATTATGGATTTGAAGTTGAGGAACCTTCTATTGTACCTAAAAAGGTATATAGAAAAGAAATATTTGAATTACAAGTAGAGCTATTAAAAATGCAAGAATGGTTGAAAGAATCAAATAGAACCGTAATTATCGTGTTTGAAGGTAGAGATTCTGCGGGTAAAGGAAGTACAATTAAAAAATTTACAGAAAATCTTAATCCAAGATATTATAATATTATCGCATTAGGAGTCCCAACTCCTGAAGATAGACAAGATTGGTGGAACAGATATAAAAAAGAAATTAAACCAGGAATGATTAATCTATTTGACAGAAGTTGGTATAATAGAGGTTTAGTTGAGCCAGTAATGGGGTATGGTAGTCCTGAAGAATATGAAGATTTTATGAAGAATGTAGAAGGATTTGAAATGGATTTGGTTAAAGAAGGAGATTACCTTTTTAAATTATGGTTTTCAATTGACAAAGGAACACAAAAAAGAAGATTTGATATTAGACAACAATCTCCATTAAAATATTGGAAATATTCGCCAAACGATTCTAAAATGCAAGATTTATGGGATAGATTTACAGAATTTAAAGAAAAACTATTCGATAAAACTTCTACAATTAATCACCCATGGGTTATTGTTGACGCTGAAGACAAAAGAGTTTCAGGTTTAAACGCAATTAGATATATTCTACAAAATTTACCTTATAAAGGTAAAGACGAGAAGGTTTTAGACAAATCTTACCCTGAAGCATTAGCAGTTTTAAGACCAAAATCATAATAAATTAAGCAATCTTTTAATTAAAAAGTATTTATAGTAATAAACTTAAATTACTATGATACTAAAAATTGGCTCTTCAGGAGAAGACGTAAAAAAACTCCAATCAAAATTAGGTTTGAACGCTGATGGCGTATTTGGACCAGGAACTGAAACTGCCGTTAAAAAATGGCAAATAGATAATGATTTAGCCGCTGACGGAATTGTTGGTGAAGGAACTTGGGGTAAAATGTTCCCACAACAATTAATTACCGAACCAGCTCCTGTTAAATCATCAACTCCATCAGGTAGTGGATTTAAATTAGAGAATCTAAAAGGTCACATACCTGATTCAGTAATTGCTCAAATTCCTGATACCGCTAAAAAGTTTAACATAACAACACCATTAAGATTAGCACACTTTTTAGCTCAGTGTGGACACGAATCAGGTGGTTTTAAAGCAGTACAGGAAAATTTAAACTATTCTGCAACTGGTCTTAAAGGTACTTTTTCAAAATACTTTAAAGAGGCTGGTTTGGCGGAATCATATCAAAGAAATCCACAAAAAATTGCAAGTCGAGTTTATGGTGGAAGAATGGGTAATGGTCCTGAGTCTACTGGAGATGGATATAAATTCCGTGGAAGAGGTTACATTCAATTAACAGGAAAAGACAATTATACAAACTTTGCCAAATTTATCGGTGAAGACACAATTGCTAATCCTGATTTAGTTGCAACAAAATATCCATTAGCATCAGCAGCGTTTTTTTTCGATTCAAATAAACTTTGGTCTATTTGTGATAAAGGGGCTGATGTCGCAACAGTAACTGCTGTAACTAAAAGAGTTAATGGTGGAACTATAGGCTTACCTGATAGAATTAAGCACTTCCAAGAATATTATCATTTACTATCATAATTTTGTAATTAATAGAATTAATACTATTTTTGAAAAAGAAATTATGTTAATAAAAGCGAGTATTGCAAAAGCAATTTATGATTTTGAGTGGGTTTTAAGAGTATTAGAATCTTCAAGAGACGAAAGTCATATGGACTGTACATTGAAGTGCTTTTATTTGTGGGAAAAAAAATATTCTAGTTCAAAAGAAAAAAAATTAATCATAAAATTAAAAAGTAATTTTTGGGTTTTATTTAAAAATAAAAACATACATGTCAGACCATATATCATATAATAGTGAATTTTTACCAAGTATAACCATCTTTGTTGTTTTTTCAGACGACCCACAGTACGAACAACTTAAACCATTATTTGAAGAATATGGGTATGGGTTTATGGTTCCAAATAAAAATATAATTTTAATTGATGGGGAAATTCTTTTGGAAAATGGGAATACTGAGGATTTGTTAAAATTCATAGAAGCTCATGAAATTGCACATGTTATTTTAAATCATGATGGCCCAAGAGATGAAGATGAAGAATTAGATGCTGATTTAGGTGCGTATTTATTACTATCCCGAAATAATAACATAAGAGCAATAAAACCTTTATTAAAACATTTTAAAGAACGTCATGGTATTAAATTTGATGAAAAATTATTAGATAGAGTAAAAAAACACTTTCCAGACTAGCTCAAACTTGACTTTTTTAAACTAATATCATATTTATTTGTACACATCGCTCCACAAGGAGTGTTCTCATATATCCCTTTTCCAAAAGACCCGCGAAATTTATTTTGTCGGGTCTTATTTTTTTATTATATTTGTAGAAATATTTAGAAAAATGGAACCAGAGAAAGACATATTTGACGAGTGGGATGAGGACAGACTTAAATCCCCATGGATTGTAAGAAAATTAGAATTTATTCCATTATGGTGGAATCATGAAGGTAGGTATCTACATAGAAACGTTTGGACAGGGATAAAGAATATTTGGTATTGGTTACCAATTATTTGGAAAGACAGAAATTGGGACTCTCACTACATCTTTGAGATTATGATGCATAAACTCAAAGCTCAATCAAAATATATTGGAGGTAGAGGTATTCATTTACGTGCTGAAAGAGATGCTGAAGTTATGATGACATGTGTCAAATTGATGAAATTTATTCAAGATGACTTTTATAGCTCAGAGTACTCAGATTATCATAAAACAAAACATTGGTTTGAAGATGTACCAGGAAAAGAAGGTTATAGCTCTTGGGAGTCTAGACTTTTAGAAGAAAACTTTGACGATTATTTTAAGAAATACCCTCTAATTTACAAGAAAGTCCTAAATGGAGAAGGTATGTTTAAAAGAAAAGGTCGTGAAGATGATAAACAGGTTATTGCGATGAATATTGCTCATATTAATCATGACAGAGCAAGAAAGTTACTATTCAAGTTAATGGAAGAAAATATTGAACGTTGGTGGGATTAATAAAATTTAAAAATTATGTGGAAAGTTTATCTATTAATGGTTATTGTAGTCGGAATTATTTCGTATCTTTGGGTTCGAGGAATTGACTACATGAAAGAAAATCATCCTGACTATAAGGGGGATGACTTATTTGGAAAATTTGAAGAAGACGATAAAGACAATATATTATGAAAATAACATTCATCAGCGACACGCACAACAAACACAACCACCTTACAAGTAAGGGGATGGGAAATATATTGGGTAGTGGAGACGTTTTAGTTCACGCTGGTGATTGTACCAGTATGGGTAAGAGTCATGAAATTACAAAATTCTTGAATTGGTTTGGTATGACCGATTTTAAACATAAAATCTTTATTGCTGGTAACCACGATTTTGGTTTTGAGATGCATACTGACATTGCTGAAGAATTCAAAGAAAAAGGTATCATCTATCTTTTTGATAGTGAAGTTGTAATTGATGGTGTGAAGTTCTACGGTAGTCCTTGGCAACCTGAATTCTACGATTGGGCATTCAACCTACCAAGAGGAGAAAAACTTGCTGAGAAGTGGGCTAAAATCCCTGGTAATACCGATATCTTAATCACTCACGGTCCTGCTCACGGAATGTTAGATTGGACTATGTCAGGACAAAGAGTTGGTTGTGAAGATTTGTTTCACAGAATTATGGAAGTTCAACCAAAAATTCATGTTTGTGGACATATCCATTGTGCTTACGGTCAAAAAACCTTTAATGGTGTTGAATTCTTAAATGCATCTGTTCTTGATGAAAGATATGATTATGCAAACAAACCAATTGTTATAGATTTTGATATTGAAACAAAAGAAATTAATTATCCATGAAAAATAAGATAAACGATGGCCATTATTTAGAATTAATGGATAGATTACATGTACAAACATGTATGATAGATGACCACTTAGTAAGTCATCCATTAACAAAAAAAATAAAAAAGGCTAAAAAACTTATTGATAGTGCGGTAATGTCTTTAGCTGAAGCATATCAAATTGTAGGTAATGAATCTTATAAAAAAATAAAGAAAAATGATTAAAATTTATTTAGATGATGTAAGAACTCCTGTGGATAAAGATTGGATTATCGTAAGAGATTACGAACAATTTGTATCTAAAATTCAAGACATTGGATTGGAAAACATTGAGTTAATTTCTTTGGACCATGACTTGGGGGACACTGCAATGTCTGAATGGCATAAAAATGTTTATCACAACTATACTTTAAATTACGATAACATTTTAGAAAAAACAGGAATGGATTGCACCAAGTGGTTAGTAGAACAATGGTTAGATGGAAAACCTGTGGTAGATGTGGTAGTTCATTCTGCAAATGCAATTGGAAGTGCTAACATGATGGGATATATTAACAATTATCGACACATAAATAGATTACCTCAAAATTGTGTTAGAGTGAGAATAGAACATACCGTATAATAAAAGGTGGAGAAATCCACCTTTTTTGGTATTTATTAATATGGGTGCAGAACAAAGTCAATTTTCAAGATTACCAAAAAAACAATTAGTATTTATTTCTGAAAAGTTAGTCGACCAAGAATTTCCTATCGGGAACCCTTATGATGGTTTTGAAAGTGCTTATATTACTTTACAAGAAGTTTCAAGATATTTTAGTATTGAAGCCGTTCAAGAAGATGTTGAATTTTTTGCAAAATTTTTAGAATTAAATGAAAACATCATTGCAGACCTTTTCGCAAACAACAGGAAACAAATGAATAACAGGCAACTGATTGAACAATTAGAAATACCTGTTGCAAAGAGTTACGATTTACATTTTGAAACAAATGGCACCTGTACTTATACTGAATATAAATCTCAAGAATTTGATTGCTACGATAAAGATTGGGTAAGAGATTCCGCATCACAACAAAGAGATGACGGTAATTGGAATATGTGGGATAGTAATGATATTCATCCAACAGAATATGAAAATTACGAAGAAAGCGATTATGAGTTTGGTGATGTATCTGAAATTGATGAAACTGAAATTAAAACTGAATCTATTTTAGATAGACTTGTAATTGAAAATACATCGGATGTTATTAAATGTTTAGACAAAAAAACTTTAATTAAATTAAAGTCTATTATTGAATCAAGACTTAGAATTATTTAATTTAGATTCTTTTCGAGCCTGTTTCGCCAATTCACCCAAAGTGTTCTTTTTCTTATCTAACGGATGAACGTAACCTCTCTTATATTTCTGTTCAACTTCTACAGGTCCTGCGGTAGTTATTTTTGAATTATATCTCCAAATGGATATACATTCATCATCTTCGTATACAACCTCCCATTTGGTAGGTTTTACTGGTATTTTTGAATTAACGGGTATTGCCATAAAACAAAGGTACGTCTATTTTTAATCTTCTCCAAATTCTTCTTGCTCGCCAGAAGAGTAACAGAACTCATGTTGATTATATTGATTAGGATTACCATGAACATTTAAGAATGTGGTTTGGTCCAATTCTATTGTCTTACATTGTTTTTTGGATTTAACCATTTTTTCCCCATCATAAACTCTAATGTTAAAATATTTGGATTCGTTTGAAACACACCAGTTTTCACACATATGTTGTCTCGCATATTTGATAGTCGTATCATCGCAACCTCCAACATATTTTTTAACTTGTACTGGAACCCAAATACCTTCAGGATTTTTCACTAACATATCAATACCAATCATATCCATAAATGAATAATCTCCAGCATATACTACAACATTTTCAGAACCAATCTGCTCTGAAATATATTCATAAAATTTTTCTTCTATTATTGAACCTTCTTTTGTTTTTTGGGCAATTGTTTGATTAATTTTTTCTCTAATTTCTTTCTTATTATCGAGTTCAATTCTACCCATAAATTCTTCAAATGGTGTTACACCTGTGTTATTTTTATGGTTAAAAAAATATTCTAAAGCATTTTCAAATGATACACTATTTTTATAATGTTCAGGTAATTCTGAAGTCATCATATATGCCGCCGCAGTATAATTTGTGTTTAATTTATTTAATAAATCGTATTGTTTTTCTTCATTCCAAATAACATATTGTTCAGTGAACTTAATCATTCTATCAATAATATATTTTCTAAGTTTTGGACAAGAAGTAACAAACTTATTTAAAGCACTCACGACCATTTCTCTTCTTTCCGAAAAGAACTCATGTTCTTTGTCATATTTAACCGCTCTAATTCCTGTAGTATAGGTAGACAAATATTCTATAACATAATTGTCCATGGCTTGTTTTACCTTTCTCGTATTCCTCATTAACTTGTTTTCGGCAAATTTACACCATCTATAGTCATTGGTATCTTGTGAGAAAAAGTCACACCCAACCATAACTTTTTTAGAATTTTTTTGTTCTATTAAAACTTGTTTTATTTTTGTACGAATATCCATTGTGTATAAATATCTGTAATAAATAAAAACCCCCTCTTTTGGAGGGGGTTAGTTAATTTACTCTTCTGTTGAGTCAGACTTTCCTTTATTAATCCATTTGTCGATGGAACCGATTCCAAAAGACCCTAAAACTAACCATAAGAATGCATTAAAAATGAATTCGTTGATTACTAGGTCTTTCCCTAATGAACCTGTAACAATGTCTGCAATTGCAAACGCTGTCATCATAATAAAAGCTAAAAAGCCTACAACAGATTTCTCGTTGATTGTGTTGTTGTCGTTAAACAACTGTGCAAAGAATTTTTTCATAATATTTGGTAATTTACTTACCAATAAATATCTAAAACTTTACTAAGATACTACAACATTGATTGATGTTCCTGAAACAAATTGTGTTGATGCTGCTTGAATCATTTGTGCCGACCTAGTCACCACAAGACGAATTAAACTAGCAGTTCCAACATAATCTGCGGAAGTTCCTGAGTAAATCGCTGTACTACTTCCTTGACTTATTGTTATTGTTCCGCCCGAATTATCTAATGTTGAGAATTGTGACGCGTAACTTGTTCCAACTGTATTAATATTATTAAAGCTTAAGTTTAATGTTCCACCAGTATAGTTTGGATTGTACACTGATTTACCCAAACCATTATAAAATGCTGTTTCACCATTGTTATTTGGCGCTCTTGTTATAGTTGCACCATTAGCAAAAAAGAAGAACCAACCTCCTCCTGGTGTCGGAGTTGGAGTAGGAGTTCCTGTTGTTGTCACTGTCGGTGTTACCGATGCAGTTCTTGTTGGTGTTTGAGTATTAGTAGGAGTTAGTGTTGGTGTTGGTGTTGGTAATGAAGCTTCACAATCATCACAATTCGAATAGAAAGTTAGTGGTGAGCCTGTATCTGTTGGGGTAGCAACAATCTTATTGACGATTCTATAACATCCACTTGGCGTTGCTCCTGTAAATGTCATGTTGAATACATCACCTGGTGCAAATGCTCCTGGTCCTAAATCAGCGACTAATACATTCAAAGTAGTACATCCTGAAATTGTGTAAGTTGTGGTTGTTCCGTCAATACAATCGGCACAATTAGGATAGGAAGATATTGGGTTACCACCATCTGTAGGTGTTGCGTTGATTTTATTGATAATTGTGTAACATTCAGTTGCAGTCGCTCCTGTAAAGTCCAAATAGAATGTATCACCAGGGAAAAATGCTCCTGGTCCTAAATCAGCGACAATAACATTTGAACTACTACATCCTGAGATGGTGTAAGTGGTAATCGTACTTAAATCAGTTGAAGTTGGTGTTTGTGTTAATGTTGGTGTAACTGATGGTGTTTGAGTATTTGTTACACTTGGCGTAGGTGTAATTGTATTAGTTGGTGTTTGAGTATTAGTAGGTGTCGGTGTTGGCGTTACCGCTACTGATGTTTCTGTTGGAGTTGGAGTTGGTGATGGTCCATAACCGTATCTTGATTTAGTTGTGTTATAGATTCCTAAAATTTCTGCTGATGTTAATCCTCTGTCATAAATTGATACTTCCCCTACATTACCGTTCAAAAACTCATTACCACCAGTTTTTGCAATCTGCAATGCACTTGTAACAACATTATGTCCGACAGGAGTATCCGAACCAACTGAAGTACCATTAACATATATACTTCTTGTTGTACCATCATAAGTTGCAACAACATTAAACCAATCTGTCGCTGAAACAGAAGTAACCCCCACTAAATCATTAGCCCACCAATAATTTAACAACACACCAGTTGCCGCTGTTCTAAGTGCGTTTGATTGATTTGTAGTACCAAATGACCCAATACTCATAAGTCCACTACCACCCCAATTAGAACCAAGTTGAACCCATATTATAAAAGTATAATTTTCATTTCCTATAGGTAGATTGGAACCTGATGGATTATTAAACCAACCGTTTGCTCCTGTTGAAAAATAAACAGGTGATGAATTATTCCAAGCAATACTACCTGAATTTACCATTGTGACATCGTTTCCATTACCACTTATATCATACCAAGTGGTTCCTGTACCAGGATAGCTTGATAAATTATTGGCATCCAAATATAAAACAGGTCCACCATACGAATTCCAATAACCATTATTTGTTAACCATGTACTAGCCTCTGTTGCAGACGTAAAATTTTGATTAAACTCATTATTTGTTAACTGAAGAAAAGAAATATCAGTCAAATCTGTTGACTTAAAAAATCCAACTGATGCGGTTACTCCTGAGATTGGTGTTGGTTGAGTATTTCCTGAAACAGGAACGGCAATAACATACCCATCTGATTCTTCGGGTCCCATCCACCAAGTAACTCCTCCTGGTTCTATACTATAATCTTGGTCAGCTATTCCAACCGCCAAACTTCCTACTTGTGTTGTTCCCGCAATTGGTGACGCACTTGGGTTATACGATAAAGGTGTTGTTGCCATTTTTCTTTTTTCTTATAAATAGTTAAATGGCACAAAAAAAGGAGACACCGTCGCGTCTCCTTCAAAGTCCCCGTCAGGACTATATGTGTGGTGTTCTTGATTAGGTAGGGAGTACACACCGAGACCCCGTAAAATTGGACATTTTTTATTTTTCTGAATTGTGAAAAATACCTAAAAAAGACAAGGTGAGTTTAGATTTATCCTGGAAAATCTGAGAGAACCACTCATTAAAAACCGCCCGTGTTTGATTTAACAATTTTCTAATTTATAACGCGGAGAAGAAATTGTTTGGGTGAGTATGGGGAACCACCACTAAAAAACATTCCGCTGTCCATTTTTTATAAAGATAAGAAAGATTTTAATGCCTTCCAAATCTTTTGATGAAAATTCCGAAAATAAATTTCGGGGACTTCCGTGGTTGGGATTGGAGTCGAACCAATGGCACATTACTTTTCAGATAATTGCTCTACCGTGAATCTTAAAGGATTCCTGAGCTACCACAACCATATATTAAAGAACTTTTGTTTCACAAAGATAAGAAGAATTTTTCAAACCATCAAATCTTTTTTTTTCAGAATTTGGATACCGAGTATCTTTCATTACCTATAGGTTCCAAACTCTTTTACAAAGATATAAATAACTTTTTACATTGACAACATCCATCCCATTTTATTTTGCTCCTGATATTGGGAATAGGTACACTTACGCATCGACTTATAATCAGGTCTCAACTTTGAGTTCTTTGGGTACTTCTCCTCATGAGATTTTTGCTCTCTCATAACACGAGCATATGCCTCAGTTTTGCTTGGAGCCCACACGTCATTAAACCCACCGCCAATCCAATTAAACAAGTAAAGGTAATCACCATTAACACTTCTGTATAACTTCTCTTTTGCCATATCGTTTATCGTTTTGTGAATACAAATGTAAGAAACTTTTTTTATTCTGCCAAACTATTTATTAGAAAATAAGCCTCCTTTAATTAGGGACTTTTAGGACCATTCCAGTTATGGAACAAACTAGAGAACGATTCGCTACCGTTCTCTTTTTTTTAAAAACTCGTATATTTCTATTATGTTAGACAAGAAACAGAGACTCTTTCGCCTGATTGAAAATTATATCAATGATTTTCAAGGAGAATCTGTTCAAAAACTATATGGGGAGGGAGCACGAATTAAAGTTCATTCTATGAGTGATAGTTACTCCGAAAAATCTATTCTATTTGAAATCGTAATTATATTAGGTGATACAATTAATGAATCTGTAATGGATAAGGCTCTTGCAAATGTTTTAATTCAAGACGCTCTTGTATATTTCTTCCCTGACCAAAAAGTTAAAACTTACGTTAGATTTGATGTATAAAAAAAACCCTCAAAAGAGGGTTTTTATATTTTATTAACTAAACGGGTTAAAACTAAATCCTTTTTTTTCAGGTTGTTGTGGTATGAATCTTGGATTTTCTGCCGCCTGTGCAACTGTATTATCACTTACAACCCATACTATCATGTCTTCAGAATTTTTATTCAACATTTGAGTTGCTGGAGTTGCGATATGAGTACCATGAACGTTATGAATAATTACAGGAACTCCGTTTTTAATCGCCCCAACAAATCCAACGTGACTATTAAATGTGAATGGGTCTTTATCTTTAACATTTCCGCTATTATCAAGACCTCTTTTTAACGCTCTTTGACAAAATGCCATACCTTTATTACCTGAATCTTTATGATATAATCCAACTATGTCACCTAATTTTAATGATGAAATATTTACCTTTGGTGATGATGGGACGTTGTTTGTTACTATTGATGGAACCGCACTACCAATTTGTTTGTCAGCATCTTCGGATGCTGCGTGTTTTTCACAAACAGATTTACTTACTTTATTTTTTACAAGTTGTGACCATATATTATTCCAATTAATTTCACCACTTGTAAACGCATTATATTTTACTGACCCTCCACTTTTAACATTGTTAAAAACATCCCAAGCATTTCCACCATATAATTCACTATCATATTGACTCAAACATTTAACCATATATGCAGAACATCTTTTTTCAGATTTGTCACTACTAATTACAACAGGTTTTGTTGAACTAATTTTACTACATTCTTCTTTAGATATTGCAATACATCTTTCACTTTCTTTAGTAACTACAGGTTTTTTAGTTATGGGCTCAACTTTTGTTTTTTGAGGTATTGGTTTTTTAGTTATAGGGTCAATTTTAATTGGTTGTGTAGTAACTGGGTTTTTTCTTGTTCCTTGTTTTCCAACAAATGTAACCCCTTTCATTGGCTCAGCATCTAATAAAGGAGCCGTAACTGTTCCAACCCAACCTGTTTGTTTAATTCCATTTTTTCTTTGGAAATCTTTGATTGCCATTAATGTACGTCTACCATAATTTCCGTCAACTCCATCTTTATTTGGACCAAAGGTACCTAAATTATATCCTAATTCTTTCAATTTTGATTGAATTAGTTTCATGTTTTGTTTTTGGTCTGATGGTGCATTTTGATTGAAATTATTAATTTCAACATTAACAGTTTCTTGAGAACCGTCTAAATCTTCTGCATCCGACTCAATTTCATTAATCAAAGAACTTTCTTTAAGAACTTTCTTAACAATTTTTTCTAAATCAGATTCTGTTAATTTTATAATTTTTTTCATTTTTCAGTATTATCCAATAAATAGTCGTATATTTGACTTTGTAACTCAAAAAAAAAAACATTATGAAAATATTCCTATCTCTACTTTTTATTTTTTTCTTGACATCGGCTTCAAAAAACTATATCTATCCATTTTTCAAAATATCCGAAAAAAAAGATAACATTACGATTAATC